CTAAAACCAACAAGTGTTAGTCTTTCCTCTCCAGCAGGATCTTATCCTAGTGATTTAATATTTACTTCATCTTACTCATTAAAAAAGAATCATTGGCACCATGTTTTACTTCAATGGGATTCAAACAACGAAACCGGTGATGTTAATTTATATGTAGATTCCGGGAAAACAACATTTAATATACCGTCAAGCAGTTTAACAACATCAAACGAAATTATAGTTTTAGGAAACTACCTAAATACAGGATCACTTGCTGCAGCAAAACTTTTCAACACAACAACTGCAAACAATGAAGGCTTGACAGTTTTGGCTGCTGGATTGGAAGATGCACAAAATCATGATCAAATATTTACAAATCCTTTAAATGCAGAAATACACAATATTAGATTGTTTGATCGATATTTAAGCGAAGTTGAAATATCAAAGTTTAAAAATAGTGGAATTACTAACGAAAAGGTTAGAAGTGTCAATGTTTATGATAGTTTGTTGTTTTATGTCCCACCTTTCTTTTATCCTATTACAAGAGAAAGAGAAGTAATCGTAACACCATTTCAAACAATTACATCAACAACTAACGATCCTTTTAATGTACAGTTTTCCTTTGGTGTATCTGGCAAAATGATAAATTTGGAAAACTTTACAAGAGAATTTATTCAAGGCGAATTTCCTCGCCTAATGTCTTTAAGCGGATCTACATTTACAGAAACCATTGAAAATATCACAGCAGACTCTTACGTATATAATACCGGGTCTATAGTTAAGAGAAATACAACAGTATTACCCTGCGATAACGGATTATTTACACCTGATTTCTATCCAATTGCAATATCACCTGCATCAAGTAGTGCAACATATAACAATAACAATGGGACGTACGATTATTCTAAGATTAATTTAAAAGAATTAATTCCAACATCTTCGTTGTTTCCGGGTTTAGTATATCAGGCTGGGTCAATATTTGATGATATTGTTGGTGCAAGTCCGGAAAACCCAGGTGTAGCACCAGGTTCTGTATTGACAATTGCTCAAAGAACTAAAGACGTGTCTTCAAATGAGATTGTTTTATTTGATATATCAAATCTTTATTATGGTAATAGAATCCACCCAGGTTCATTTGAAATAGTAGATTCAAATTTGACCGGATCAAATGGTAGATTATCAATTAAACTTAAAGATAATGAAAGAGGAAGCCTTTATCGCGCTGATGCATTAACAACACATGCAACATGGAATAATGTAGGCGATATACTTTATGATGAAGGTATGGTTTTGATTAAATCACCTCATTTATTTTACTATTGCAAAGACAAAACTGATATCACTTTCAGAGGTGAGCAAAATATTCATACAATGATATTAAATGTACCTTTTGAGAAAGATTCTTTTAACTCATCATCTAATGAAACGTTTAAATCGATTGCGCCTAGTTATAGTACTTTTGATAAAAGTTTAGATTCTTTATACATCACTGCAGTTAACATTCATGACGATAACTTTAATATTATTATGAAAGCTCATTTTGCACAGCCCATTTTAAAAACTGAGGCTGATGAGTTTGTTGTACGTCTTAAAATGGATTTTTAATAGTGATATTAGCATTAGATATATCTACCTCGATAACTGGGTTCTGCGTTTTTAACGAATTTGATAACATTCATATTGGTCATATTGATTTAAGAAAAGAAAAAGATTTTTTTAAAAAAATTGATTTAGTAAAAGAAAAAATAGAAGAACTACACAAACAATACAATTTTAAAGAAGTTGCGATTGAAGAAGCTTTTCAGTCGTTTGGCCGCGGGTTATCATCTGCTAAGACTCTGTTTACACTGGCGAAATTTAACGGAATCATCCAATATATTGTATTCTCATTAGGAATAAAGGCCACAGTGATTAATGTGAATAATGCTAGAAAACTTGTAGGTATTAAGGTTAATAAAAAAGATAAAACAAAAAATACAAAAGAGCAAGTATTGGAACAAGTTAAAGCTTTAGATTCTAGAATAATATGGCCAACTCGAGTTTTAAAATCAGGTCCTAGGAAAGGAATGAGAATCCAAGACGACTGTTGTTATGATATGGCTGATGCATATGTGATAGGTAAAGCATTTTTAATTGAAAATAAAGGTATTGCTAAGTAAAATAACAGTATTATGATTACTGTTAAAGAAAAAATTAGGCTTATTGAGTCATGTTTTGGCGATGCAAAAATAACTGCCGACAATAAAAATGCTGTTGTTTTTTGCCCAATGTGTAAAGCAAAAGGTAAAGATAAAAGAAAACTTGCAATTGGTATTGATAATGGTGTATACCATTGTTGGGTCTGCGAATCAAAAGGCAGGAATATAGGAAGAATTGCTTTAAAATATTCTATTCAAAAGAAGGCTGCAACTGATCTTTATACTTATTTTAAAAAGGATACTAAAGATGATGACCAAATTGCAGAGGAAGAGAAAAAAGCTATTAGTCTACCTGAAGATTTTAGACTTGTTGCAAAAGATCGATCAGCTCGAACAAGACATGCAGCAGTTTACCTTAAAGATCGAGGCTTTAAAGAAGAAGATTTATGGCGATTCAGAGTCGGAATAAGTGAAGAATATAGTTTTAGAAATCGTGTAATATTTCCTTCTTATGATGCAGAACAAAATTTAAACTTTTTTACTGCTCGAGCAACATTAAAAGACATAAAGCGAAGATATCATAATTGTACAGCAAGTAGAAAAGAAGTAATATTTAGAGAATTTGATATTGACTTTTCAAAAGAATTAATATTGACAGAAGGTGTTTTTGATTTATTGCATACACCTGAAAATTCTACGTGTTTATTAGGTAGTTGGATGGATGAAAAATATGCTTTATTTAAAAAGATAGTTAAAAACAATACACCTGTTATATTATGTTTAGATGAAGATGCAATGTCAAAAACACAAAAAATAGCTAGTAAATTATATTCTTATAATATTGACGTAAAAATATCCCAGCACACAGGTAAAGATTTTGGTGATATGGAAAAATCTGAAGTTGAATATTATATTAATAACGCAAAACCTTATGATAATGTTGATCGTGTGTCATATTTAATAAATACAATAAGATCCGGATCTATGTTTTAGGAGAGAATTAATATGACTAAGTTAAACAGATCAGCACTTAAACAACTGATTGTTAAAGAAATGAAAAAAATAATGGATGAAGAAATAATTTTTTCAAAAAATGCAGCATTAAATAGAGGAATGTTAGGCAGGCATGACGATCCAGGTCGTCAAACTATGTATACATCATGTTCAGAATGTGGAAGCAAAATGTATGAAGGTGAGTCTGTATGTGAACAATGTGGTTCAATGTATGAAGCCGAGTTAAATGAAGGTGATTGCGGTTGTGGAACATGTTCAACATGCGCGCCGAATAATGCAGACCTAGACTATAATTTTATCCCAGATCACATGCAACATGATCTATTGAACCAATTTCCACAAATGAAGAATATTGAAGTTGAAGTTGAATATGATGACGATGTCAAGATAGGTAATCATAAAATTTTTAAAGGGTCATACATGGCAAAAAGTCATCTTTATAAAGTACACAAATATGCAGAAAAGCTTTATCATATGATACCTGATGGGCACAATCTTGAAGATTGGATGAGAACAAAATTAGCACAAATTGCTGATGATATTGGTGAAGTTTATCATGCATTAGATCATGACATATTTGAAGGTGATGTATAACATGTTATCTTTGACGTCTCTTTTTAAAGAAACAAAAGAAACGCTGACTGAAGAACAAAAAAAGCACAGGGGTAGAGCTAACAAGTATATAAAGGATACGTCAGTTTTACCTGAACTTAAATGTCCTGAAGTGGGTAGTATTATTCATGATAGAGACGTCGAGATGATTAAACATTATTTTTATAACAAGTCTCTCTCTGATGATTTTTTAGAGGCAGCTCATGATTCTTGTAAGAAAGTTTTTAAAAAGTTTTGCAAACAAAATAATTATAAGATCAACTGGGAATTAATAGAAGACGGTCTTAAAGATTCCCATGCTATTATTTTTTCTCTTAAAAATAAGTTTAAAAGACCTAGACCTAAAGAATTATTAAAAATTGAAGATCCTGAATTTGACAATATTGTTGATATGGATTCTTATTCTTTTCCAAGCGGACACACAACAACAGCATTTTTTATAGCAACAGTATTATCTGATGTTTTACCTGAAGAAAAAAATCATTTCAAAACAATGGCAGAATTAATAGGTCAATCTAGGATTGAAAATTGTGTCCATTATCCGACTGACGTCATACACGGTCAATTGTTAGGTGAATTATTAGGTCAGCTATTTTTAAATGAAATTAGTAATAAAAAACATGATATAACTGAAATTAAGCTTAAAAGAAAAGATGAAAAAGTTTTATCACAAAAATTAAGAGAAAAAGCGTCAGAATTATATGATGAAAACTTTATCGAAAATTATTGTCATGACATGGCAGAATTTATTCAAATCTCTTGTAAAATTGAGCAAATAGATTTGCCTTATAATAAATGTTATGAGGCATGTCATGATTTTATAAGCGGATATCCTTTAAAAGATATCGATAATGATCACATCAGATCACATTTACAAATGATGTGCATGGCAAACAAATTAGATGATTTAGATAGCGTATTTTCAATTATTAATCTTCATAAACAACTTGATGATAAAATTGTTGACAAAGGAAAACCTGGAATGCTGAGGTATTTTAATCGTGCCTCATCGTATGGAAATGAATATAGCTATCCTAATAATATTATAGTCGATATTCAGAAACTAAAAAAGATTGATAATCCTTATATTAAACATATAGTATATGAATGGATTCATCCATTTTGTGATGGAAATGGAAGGTCTGGTCGAATCAAGTTATTATTTGATTTAGGAATAGACTTTAGAGCAGTTAATCATTTTTGCGGCAAGGATTATTTAAATATCATACAAAAATTTGTTGACAAATATGAAACAATTGATAATGTTTTAAATTAGTATATGCGTGTAAATTTTATTAATTTTAGTTATAATATAAGCATAACCAAGGTGTAATTTATGGCTAAAATTAAAAGAAGTATTCTTAAAGATATTAAAAAGGCTGCTCGAGAAATTAAAAAACAAGAAAATAATTCACGAAGCAAACCTCAATATCAGACACAGTTATCTTACGATCAAAGGCGTCAAATAAGGCAAGAAGCTTTTAATGACCATAAAATTAAAGTAACTTGGAACATACATCCTGGTGATTTGGTTAAAATTAAATCAAATCATTCACCGACAGGTAATGTAATATACGGTTTAGTAACGTGGGGTGTGCAAGAAACATTCCAAAGAGCGCCTAGCTTAGGTCATAAGAAGAATTTATCTTGGTATGATAATAAAATTAGAGTAATGTCATCCGCTGGTTATCTTTTCTTTCCAGCTAGCGGAATGACTGTAATTAGTTAAGGAGAAACATGAGAATTATTCATATCGCTGATGTTCATTGGCGCGGATTATCACGCCACGAAGAATATATTTTAGCATTTAAAGACTTTTTTAAAAAAGCAAAAGCACTCAACCCGGATATTATTTATATTGGTGGTGATATTGTTCATTCTAAAACACAAGGAATATCTCCAGAATTAATTCAGTGTTTAGCGTGGTGGTTTAATGAAATGGCTAAAGTTGCACCTACTCACGTCATCCTAGGAAATCACGATGGGCTCATTTTAAACAAAGATAGGCAAGATGCAGTTTCTCCAATCATTAAAGCTCTAAATAATCCAAATATTTATCTCTATAAAAATAGTGGAAATTATGAAATCCCAGGACACCCTGGTTTTTACTGGAATGTTTTTTCTTGTTTTGACGAAGAAGGCTGGAATAAAGTCTCTCCAATTCCTGACAATGTTAATATTGCCTTATATCATGGTGCAGCATATGGTTCATTAACAGATACAGATTGGCAACTTGAAGGTGAAATTTCAAAAGGTATATTTAAGGGATTTGATTTTGCGCTATTAGGTGATATCCATAAACGACAATTTCTTAATGAAGAAAAAACTGTCGCCTATTGTGGATCTACAATACAACAGAATTATGGAGAAACCATCGATAAAGGGTTTTTATGCTGGGACATTAGAGGTAAAGGAGACTTCGATGTAGAGTTTCACAGTGTTCAACCAGTACATCCTTTCTATACAGTTGAATGGTTAGGTAGCGTAGAAGAAACACTTGATTATTGTGAAAATCTTCCTAGACAGTCAAAGATAAGAGTTAGAGCAGATAATTTTATTTCACAATCTGATACACGTAGATTAAGAAAACTGTTTAAGAAATCTTTAAATGCCGCAGAAGTAGTTTATAAAATCGATTCTAAGTTTGATGCTGAGCATGTTGTTGACGAAACAAATAAAAATGCAATTAATCTTCGCAATCCGGACACACATAAAGATTTGCTTAGAAATTATTATTCTTCTCAAAAATTTACTAAAGACGAATGGCAAAAAATAGATAATCTAGTTGATAAGTATATTGATCAAATAGGTGGAGCTGAAGACGGTAGAAATATAAAGTGGACAATTGATAATATAGGATTTGATAATGCATTTTCATATGGAAAAGATAACTACATTAATTTTAAATCTTTACCAGGAATTACAGGTATTTTTGGTAGAAACGCAAGAGGAAAATCATCTATTATTGGAACAATTGCCTATGCTTTGTTTAATACTTCTGATAGAGGTTCAATAAAAAATCTGCACTTAATTAATACAAGATATAATAATTGCAAAGCTGAAATTGACATTACTATTAATGGTATACCACATCGAATAATTCGACAAACTGTTAAAAAGGTAACGAAGAAAAACGTGTGGGCTCCTACAACACTTAAATTTTACCGTTTAGATAAATATGGTGAAATAGTAGAGGACCTTACTGATGAACAACGTCGTGAAACAGAGAAAATAGTCAGATCTAAAATAGGCACTGCAGAAGAATTTATGATGACTTCTTTGGCTTCTCAAGGTGAAATGAACACTTTTGTCAAAGAAAAAGCAGCTGCCAGAAAGCTACATTTATCAAATTTTCTTGATTTAGGTGTATTTGATAAACTTTATGATTTGGTTAAAAAAGATTCGAATGAAACACGAGCTAGGGCAAATGCATTATCAGGCGAAAATTGGCAACAAAAAATAGATAAAAGTCAAGCAAGAATTGATGATTATTTAAAGAAGAAAGCTTTTAAAGAATTAGATGTTTCAGAAAACAAAAAGAGAATTAAAGAGTTAAATAAAGCATATCATAAAAAAGATACAGCTGAGCTAATTGATGCTAAGACTATTAAGGAAATGCAAAATCAATTGATACAAATTGATAATCAATCAAGAAAATTATCTCAATTAAAAGGTGAAGCTGAAGACAGTATATCAGAAAAAGAAGAAAAAATTAAAAAAATTAAAGACTTTTTAGCAACTATTGACATTGATGAAATTAATAAAAAACGAGAAGCTAAAATCAAAATAGAGAAAAATCTAGCAGAGCTACAAGGTCTTTACAATTTAGAAAAAAGAGAATTAGAGATAATTGAAAAGTCTGTTAAAAAGTTATCTGAAGTACCTTGTGGTGATCGTTTTCCTTCTTGTAAGTTTATTAAAGAGTCTCATAAGAATAAGAAAAAATTAGATACGCAAGAAAAAAAGGTAACGTTATTGAGTGTAAAAATTGATGATATTTCTGAAACTTTTAAAGTGTATAGCAATGATAATTTGGATGAAAAGATTAGTAAATATAATAAGTTATTAAGAAGAAAATCAGAGTTAATAACAGATGTTTCTGATGTTCGTATTAAAATTAGTCAATATACACAAAATATTGAAAGGTTAGCAGATCAGTATGAGGATAAACATTCTGAATTTATAAAACTTAGAGAAAAATTTGAGCTTCAAGAAGTTGATGATGAAGTTGCTGAATTATTAAAACTCATTAAAAAAGAAGAAAGAAGTCTAAAAGAAAATGAAAATAATTTGACTTCAATAATACAACAATTGGCAAATCACAAGGCAAATGTTAAGCTTTTTCAAAAGCAAAAAGATGAATATGACAAAGCGAATGGTGAACTTAAAATGTATGATGTGTTTGCTCAGGCAGTATCTCGAAGAGGTATACCCGTACAGATAATTCATTCGTTATTGCCAAAAATTAATGCTGAAATTGCTAAAATTCTTAATGGGGTTGTTGGGTTTGTAGTTGAGTTAGAGGCAGATTTGGACTCTAATGCAATGGATATATACATCAATTATGGAGATTCACGTCGTATAATAGAATTAGGCTCTGGAATGGAAAAAATGATGGCGTCTTTAGCAATACGTGTGGCATTAATAAATTGTTCAACTCTTCCGAAAACAAACATGTTAATGATTGATGAAGGATTTGGTGCTCTAGATGAAACAAACTTAGAAGCTTGTGGTAAACTTCTTCAATCATTAAAAAAATGGTTTAAAAATATTCTTATAATTTCTCATATTGATGCAATTAAAGATGTTGTTGATAATACAATTGAAATTATGAAAAATGGAGTTGATTCACGTGTATATCAAGAATAAAATTAAATTCGTAAATGAAGATACTACAAGTAAAAAAGAGTCTTTTTATTGTCAATTATGTAATTATCCTTTGATCACAATGTTAGATTTTGAAAAAAGTAATGAATATAATGCATGTAACGAATGTTATCTTGAATTTATAGAGTCTAGAAGAAAAGATTGGAAAGAAGGTTGGCGTCCAGATAAATCAGCATTGCATGAGTATATTTATTTACGTAAACAACTTGACAAAAGAATAAATAATAATAAATAGGAGTATAATTATGCCACTTAATTTTGAAGAAGTCAACGTTTTAGGAAATATCATTAATGATACGTACGGAAAAGGATCAACAAATTACGGGGAGGGAGGAAGTAGATATACACTAGGAGGACCTGGAAGTCATTCTTCAGTCGTTACTAAATCCTCTTTGCAAGGAAACACACTTTCTGTTACGTCTTTGGCGGTTATTAATTTAACTCATCATAGCATGCAACACCAAGAAATTGCTAAATGTGAAAATGAGCTAAATCAACATATTAAAAAATATATTGCTGATATTAAGAAAGAATTTAAAAAGAAAGAAAATGCAGGAAGAGTTTTAAAGTGCAAGCAAGTTAAAAACTCAGAAAGAAATTCTGTTGAAATGATTAATCATTATAATGTTAATAGACCTGCAATAGTGAGAAGAACAATTGACTTTGAGGTGGATTAATTGGCAAAAGGAACCAAAAGATCGCAAGTTCAAGAAATTATTAAATGTGGAAAAGATCCAAACTATTTTTTTAAGCATTACTTAAAAATTCAGCACCCAGTAAAAGGTCTTATCCCGTTTGATACATTTCCTTTTCAAGATGATTGTGTTGATCAATTTAATGATCATCGTTTTAATATTGTTTTAAAGTCTAGACAGTTAGGTTTGTCAACTTTAGTAGCAGCATATTCTGTATGGATGGCAATATTTCAGCGTGAAAAGAATATCCTTATTATTGCGACAAAACTAGCTGTTGCACAAAACTTTATTATAAAAGTAAAGACAATGATCAGGTCATTACCAAAGTGGTTGTTAATACCTGAGATTATTGCGAATAACAAACAAGTAATTCAGTTTAATCACGGATCTCAAATAAAGGCAATACCAACCTCAGAAGATGCAGGTCGTTCAGAAGCATTGTCATTACTTATTGTTGATGAGGCAGCTTTCGTAAGAAACTTTGATACTATTTGGACAGGTATTTATCCGACAATCTCCACCGGTGGGCGTGTTATTATTCTTTCAACTCCAAATGGTGCAGGAGGACAATATTATCAATTGTATTCCAAGGCTGAAGCGGGTTTAAATGAATTTAATGCTATAAAACTACCTTGGGAATGTCATCCAGAACGAGATGACGAATGGTTTGAAAAAACTACTGCAAACATGTCAAAAAAGCAAATTGCGCAAGAGTACCTTTGTGATTTTGCAGCATCAGGCGAAACGTTTTTAGATAATCAGTCTATTGAATGGTTAAGAACATGTGTACAACCTCCAATAATGAGAGACGGATTTGATAAAAATGTATGGATATGGAAACAACCACTTTCAGAACATGATTATATACTTTCAGCTGACGTCGCTAGAGGTGATTCAAAAGACTATTCTACATTTCATATAATAGATAATGCAACTAATGAAGTTGTTGCAGAATATAAAGGAAAAATTAGACCTGATAACTTTGCTGATTTAATTAATGAATTCGGACTTCGTTATAATAAAGCATTAGTTTGTCCGGAAAATAATAGCTACGGTTTTGCCACAATTCTTAAACTATTAGAAATGAATTACCCAAGAATGTATTACAGAAAAAAGAAAAATTCTGTTTATTTAGGTTCTTATGTTCCCAAGTCTTCTGCAGACTCTGCAGGTTTCAATACTAACGGAAAGACAAGAGGCACTATTTTAGCTAAACTTGAAGAGGTTATAAGAAACAAACAATTAATATGTTATTCTTCACGCTTTTATGAAGAACTTAAAGTTTTTACATGGCAAAGTGGTAGAGCGCAAGCAAAGAGAGGTTTTAATGATGACCTGGTAATGAGCCTTGCAATTGGTTCATGGTTATTTGATGCATCTACTGATTATAGCAAATCTTCTCGTGCAATTAATGATGCGATGTTAAGTGCATTTAGTGTAAGAAAAAACGAATACAATGATACGCCAAATGCAGTCTTAGAAGATGTTTCTTCACTTCCACCTTTTATGCCATCTGGGCGTGGTGATAGAAATAATATAAAACAAAATATTAAAGATACATTAAAACGCAGTAATATACCTAAAGATATGCTATGGGTAATTAAATAAAGAGTAAATTATGGCGAATGAGAAAAAAGGAAATCTTTTTAAACAATTAACACGTCTTTTTAGAAGCGGACCGGTTGTTAAAAGAAATATAATAAAAAGTAAAGCAGATACGAGAACTAGTTCTGCTTTTGAGCAATTTAGAAAAAATCAATCACAAGTGTATTCAGCAGCTATGTCAGCATACGGTGCATATGACAGAATGGCAAGATATTCAGACTTTAGTGAAATGGAATATACACCTGAGATTGCTTCTGCTTTGGACATATACTCTGAAGAATCAGTTGCTGCTGATGAAAACGGAAAGACATTACATATATACTCTGAAAATTCTAAAATAAGACAAATATTAACAGAATTATTCTATGATACACTTAATGTAGAATTTAATATGTCGCCATGGATAAGAAACTTAGTTAAATACGGTGATTTCTTTTTATTCAATGATGTACATCCAGAGCAAGGTGTAATTAATGCATATCCTCTTCCAATATCTGAAATAGAAAGAGAAGAAGGATTCGATCCTAATGATCCAATGGCAGTTCGTTTTAGATGGGTGACGCAAGGTAATCAAATTCTAGAAAACTGGCAAGTTTCACATATGAGACTGTTAGGTAATGATGCATTTTTGCCGTACGGTTCATCAGTATTAGAGCCGGCTCGTCGAATATGGCGACAATTAATACTCTTAGAAGACGCAATGATGGTAATGCGTGTTGTAAGAGCTCCTGATAGAAGAGTTTTTTATATTGACGTAGGCAATGTACCACCTGAAGACATACCAAACTATATGGAACAAGCGCAATCTTCTCTTAAAAGATCTGGCGTTGTTGATAAAAGTACAGGACGTGTAGATTTACGTTATAATCCACTTTCTATTGATGAAGATTATTTTATTCCAGTGCGAGGATCTGATAGCGGTACAAAAATTGATCAGGTAGGCGGGCAAGGAATTACAGGCGACACAAATGATGTTGAATATATTCAGAAGAAACTTTTTGCTGCTCTTAAAATACCTAAGGCTTATCTAGGTTATGATGAAGGTTTAGGTGCAAAAGCAACGCTTTCTCAAGAAGATATACGTTTTAGTAGAACTATTGCAAGAATTCAAAGAACAATATTATCTGAGATGAATAAAATAGCAATTGTACATTTATATTGCCACGGTTTCACAGATGAAGATCTTGTCGATTTTACGCTTAAATTATCAAATCCGTCTACTATAGCACAACAACAAAAGCTAGAATTATTTAAAGGTAGATTTGAAGCTGCGAGCAGCGCATTAAGTACGCCTGGATTGATTGACAGAGCATGGGTACAGAAAAATATTTTAAGATTAAATGACGAAGAAATAAAAGCTGTCAAAAAAGGATTACTTGAAGATAAATTAACAGATTTAGAAATTGAATCTACGCAGCTTGTTGCTCCTGAAGGTCCAGAAGGAGCTCCTCCACCATTAGACTTAAACATGGGCGGCGGAATGCCTATGCCACCCGATATGGGTGGAGGAATGGAATCAATGCCATCACCTGACACACCTCCTGTTCCAATGCCTGGCCTAGACTTAGGTGGAGGTCCAGCACTTTCAGAAAAAAATATGTTATCAATACAAGATGATGATATGCCAATAAAGATTCAAAATAAAATCAATGCAAGTTTAAATTTAATTAACGAAGATGATAAAAAAAATGAAAATGAAGACGATACTTTAACAGAGTTTGAAAAATGGCAAAAAGATCAAGTAGCGTCAAAAGAAGTTAGTCGTAAAAAGAAAGAAAAATATGCTCGAAAAAATCATTTATTCTCTGATAATCATTTTAGTGAGTACCAGAGAAATAGAAGACGTGAAAAAGATGTCTTTTATGATGTACATCATGATTTAAAATCTCCTGCTAAATATAAGGCAGAAAAATTAGATGAGCTAAGTGGTGATAATATTAACATTGACGAATATTTAGATAACAAGATTATAAAAAATGCTGAATTAACAAATAGCATTAAATCAACCTTAAAAAGATTTGACAACAATTTTGGAGTTTCGCCAAAAAATAAAATTATAATTTCTGAGACAAAAAATTCATCAGGAGAAGAAGGAAGCAATGAGTAAAATTAAGCACAATAAAAAAAGAAACGTAGGTATTATTTACGAGCTATTAGTAAGAAATATGACCCGCGCTTTAGTGTCAGAAAACATTTCCAAAGTTAATAAAATCAAAGCATTAATCGAAAAACACTTTAATAAAAGTACTGAACTATACCAAGAATATAGAATTTTTAATGCGCTCTCTAATGGACTTAAAAATTCCGAATACAGCAGAGAAACTGCAACTGCTTTGTTAAATGAATCTAAAAAAGTTTGCAATAAAATTAATTCAAAAAAATTAGAAAGAGAAAAATCTTTTTTAATCAAAGAGATAAATTATTCTTTTGGAAAAAAGTTTTATTTTGAACATATTCCTAACTACGTTGATTTGGCAACAATTCAAATCGTAATGAATGAATGGAAAAAAGATAATTTTAATATTAAAGATGCAGTTATGTTAGAAGAAAAAGTAATTAGCTCATTAGTTAATGCAAAAAAAGAAGATCAATATACTAATTTGACAGAATCAATTAATAATACTCAGTCTGATAAGATTGTTATGAATATCATGACGAAAAAGATTAATGAAAAATATAATCATATGTCTAATGATCAAAAAAACTTAATTAAAAGCTATGCCTTCTTTTTCGAAAAAGATAAAGATAGATTAATATCTTATTTGAGTGAACAAAAAAATAAATCTGTTAAGTTGCTAGAAGGGTTTAAAGAAAAAAATGAAAGTGCTTACTTGGATAACAAAATTAATACTGTGATTAGTAATGTCAAATCAATTAATGAAAATAACTTATCTGATGACACAATAATCAAATTTTTAACTGTATCACAGTTAATATCAGAACTTAGTTCGGAGGAATAAAAATGCAATTACTCAGAGAATGGTGTGCTTTTAACATTACCAAAGAAATGATCAACGAGTCCAGAGATCGAAATGGTGGAAAGTTAATACTAAAAGGTCCGATCCAAAAGTCAAATACTCTTAATCAAAATGGAAGAATATATCCTAAAAACATTTTAGAAAGAGAGATTATGAATTATCAAAAGCTAATTCAAGAAAATAGAGCAATGGGTGAATGTGATCATCCAGATTCTTCTGTTGTTGAGCTTAAAAATGTTTCTCACGTTGTGAAGGAAGCCTATATGCAAGGTGATATAGTTTATGGAGCAATAGAGATATTAGATACACCATCAGGTAAAATTATTCAATCATTAATTGAAAGTGGTGTGACGCTAGGAATATCTTCTCGTGGAGTAGGATCAACACAAAAACAAGGAAATACACAAATCGTCCAAGATGATTTTCAATTAATTTGTTTTGATATGGTATCAGAACCTTCTACGCCAGGTGCTTTTGTTATGAAAGAAGGTAAAGAAATTTCTAAAAAAGAGCTTAATAAATTCTTTAACAAAACAGACAGAATTGATAGAATTTTTAATGATATTATTCGGTGGGATAAATGAGCAAAATAACAAAAAACGATCTTAAAGGCATTGTAAAAGAATGTTTAATAGAAATTCTTGCAGAAGGATTAATATCAAGCAATTCAAGATTATCAGAAGGCAGTCAAAAAAGAAACTCAAGAAAACAAGAACTTAAGTCTGAAATTATGAGAAGGCCTGCTTTAGATACTATATCATATGCTAAAAATCAACAACCTGCAGCAATAGAAAAAAGGCCTGCTCCAAGAATTAATACAAGTATTTCAGATGACCCAATCTTAAATGAAATATTCGCAGATACAGCTGCTTCTACACTTCAAGAACAATTAGCAGCAGAAAATAGAAAAGGACACACTGCAGCGAATGTGTCTGTTCAAGGCGATCAGGCAGCAAAAATAGTGGCAGCAAGTAACCCAGAAGATCTTTTTGGTGAATCCGCATCCAGGTGGTCAAGATTGGCATTTTCTGATCAAAAATAAAAAAGAACCAAAATTAAAACTTTCGTCAAAACATGTTTTTGTGTATAATTATTTAATGCAAAAACATGTTTTGAATTGTATTTAAAAGGAGTTATAAAAATGTCAAATAGAAGAATTAGAAAACTAACACCTCAGCTGATTAAACGATTAATTGCTGAAGAAAAGCAAAAGATTGCCGATTCTAAAAAGAGACAAGCTCGTAAAAAGAAAAATTTAAGTGAAGCAAAAGTTAAAAAAATTAAAAAGCAAATCAAAGTATTAAATGAAACAAAAGAAATGCAGAAAGAGTTGGTTTTAAAATTTAAGAAGTTGTATCAGTTGAGACAAAAAATCAAAAATAATCTTATTAAGAGGGTATAAATAAATGGCTGAACAAAAAAGTATTTTAGTAGAACCACTAATCGTTAATGAGCAACCTAAAGGCACAAGAAATGATGCAAATCTTAAATCTGCATTTTACGCTTCCCCTATTCATAATAATGAATTGTCTGACGCTGAAAGATTTGAAACTTTTATAAAATTAACAAAAGGTGTAATTGTTAATGGTAATGGAATTAATTCTTTTGACACAAGATATCTTGGTAATGATCAAAATCCATTACCAAATTTAGCAGACGTTGAAACTGGAGGTGGAGGTTTACCTTCAACACCTTATACGCCTAATATTACTGCACCTGGACCAGGATCTTTAAACGCTGCAAATCAACCTGCATATGAAGGTGAATTTAAAGAGCCTAATAATGTTTCAAACTTCGGATCCGGTCTTAATAGTTTAACATCTCCTAGCGAAACAGCTTCAAAAATAGCTGAGCAAACTACATTAGGTAATTATATCATGGGAAGATCTTATCAAGGTTCCGACGGAAAAGCATAATGTATTTAGGCGGCGGTTATAAATTTGGCAATCTAGATTATTACGGGAAGGGCAGATATAGCCCTTCTTTAGGGAAACAAACTACCGGAAGAGAAAGAATCATCCATACAGTCAATGTTGATGATATAGAAGAATATGATGAAGAAGAAGATGAAATAGACCAATTTGTTAATGATCTGAATGATGAGGTTGGTTCACAGATTAAATCAAAGATTACAAATGGTTTACCTATGACGATCACTGATCCTTATGCTCCTCGTTCAACAGACAGAGCTGCAGGACAATTAAAAAATACTGGCGGGTCAAATATATTTGAGTTTGCTGGATATCACAGGAATCCGATAAGGAAAGGAATATCACCTTATAGACAACCAAAACATTCCGGACCTCCATTAGGGACGGGAGGTTCAGGTCAGGCTTTTAGGACAACTGGTAATTTTATAGGTATTGGTACACAATATGGATCTTCAAGACCTCACAAGTTATTAACAAGTATAGAAGATAATAATATATTTAATCTTTCTGATATAGATGCTCCAATGTTTAGGGCATTTAAACGTCAACAAAATAAGATAAAAAAGGTATTATCTATAATTAAAGAATATTTATTGTAGAAATTAAATTTTGCACGAGGAACAATATATGTCAAAATTATTTGAAGAAGCTTTAGCAGACGCCAAAAGATTAAAGGAAGTCGCTGAAGAAAATGCAAAGAAAGCAATTTTAGAATCGATTACACCTAAAATTAAAAGTTTTATTGATCAGCAGATCATTGAACAAACTGAGCCTGAAATTGAAGAGGTTGAAGCTGAAGAGGAAGAAGAGGCAAACGAATATGCTAATTTGGACGAAGATTCAATTACATCTTTAATGGAAATGTTAGGTGTCAAAAAGAATATTGCAGAATCTAATATTAAATCTGCAGTTAATAAAATGAGTCATCAACAACGTAAAAACCTTAGTGAGGCAGCAAAAAAAGCTAACTCTGATGATAAATTGACACGTAATGAAATAAATAATCAATATAGAAATTTACTTGAGGAGATATCAATGAATAAAGAACGTTATTACGAAGTTGACTTAAAGGCACTTCGTGAAGCTGTTGAAAAAGAAGCAGATGACATTGCTGCTAAAGAAGAATTAAAACACGAAATGAGTGATCTTTACGAAGAGGAAGAAGGATCCCATGAAGAAGGTTATGGTCTTGATGAAGAAGAAATCGACAAAGAAGCCATGGATCATCTTATAAATGAAATCAAGCTTGCTCTTGACTTAGGCGAAGATATCGAAGAAGATATGATTCCTGAGGAACTTAGAGGAATGATCATAGATGACGAAGATGAATCTGACGAAGAACTTGACATGGAAGATTCTGAAGAAGAGAGTGAAGAAGAAGGAGAGGAGGGCATTGAAGACATGCTTCCACCCCTTGAAGGCGAAGAAGGTGAAGATGCTGAGCCTGCACCTCTTGAAGAAGTTTTTGAAGTAGATCCTAATATGCTTCGTCAAGAATTAAGAAATATTAGAAATATGTTAAGTGAAGGAAAAGTTGATCATCATTTTGGTGGAAAAGGTGAATCTAATGCAGGTCATGCTAATGCATTTGGTGGAAAAGGTGCTAAAAAACTTGGACATCAAAAATCATTTGGTGGCGGAGCTCCTGGAAAGGATGTATTTGTTAATCCACCCGCTTCACTTAAGAAATTAAACGAAAATATTCGCAATCTGAGACGTCAAAATCGAGCTCAGCAAGAGAAACTGAATAAATACAGAGGTGCAGTTCAAACACTTCGTGAGCAGTTGGAAGATCTCAACCTATTTAATGCAAAGTTGCTCTACGTAAATAAACTTTTACAGAACAATACTTTGTCTGAATCTCAAAAGAAATCAGTTATCAAAGCATTGGACGAAGCAAAAAGTTTGAGTGAAACTAAGTCATTATACACATCACTTACTGAATCTCTATCAGTTTCAGCATCAAAGAAAACTTTGAGTGAATCAACTAGATTCGGTAGTTCTTCAAGAACAACAACTTCAGCTTCTACACATTCAGATAAAACCGTTGGTGAGTCTGATCGTTGGGCAAAGTTGGCTGGTCTTAAATAAACTGTTCAAACAATTAATTAATTTTATAGGAGATAAAACAAATGTCTAGATCATTTAGTTTAAATCAACTGACAGAAGGAATTAGAGAACGCCACTTAGGCGCTGATTCTTCTCGTCTTGTGTCCAAGTGGACACGTACAGGTCTTCTTCGAGGACTTCAAGAAAACAACCGCGAAAACATGGCTCGCATGCTTGAAAACCAAGCGTCTCAGCTCCTTCGCGAAGCAAACACTTTAGGTAGCGGTGGATCTGCTGGAAACATTGATGGTTTTACCAATATCGCTTTTCCAATCGTTCGTCGAGTATTCGGTGGATTGGTAGCAAACGAATTAGTTTCTATTCAACCTATGTCTTTACCTTCCGGACTTCTTTTCTATCTTGATTATTCATATGGAGCAGATGTTGGTGGTGATGGAACTGGTGATGGAAACACAGATGCTACTTATGCTTCAACTTACAATAGAGGTGATTCTCTTTATGGAAATCCTGGTGGTTCTAGTATCCGTACTGGTGCATCTGCAGTTGGTGGTCAATATGATCTTGCAGGTTCAGGATATTCAAAAGTTCACGGAACTTATAAATTGAATGAAGGTTTGGCTCATATTGGTAAATTTGGAACCGGTGCTTCTCAATCAGGTGCAAATGGTGTAGCTGGTGTAGAAGGTGCTGACGGTAAATTACTACAATTTGACCCACAGATCATCAAAAGAATTAATGATGGCGACGCAGAATATGCATTCTTGGTTGCTTCAGCTTCAGTTCTTGTTGAAGATGCTGCAACTGGACGTTCATTAGACCCAACACAAGTTAAGCAAATTGCTTTATTTAGTGCTCTTGGCACTACAAATGGATTTACAGTACCTCCTGCTACTGTTCAAGGTGGAAGCAATGTATTGAACGTTCGTCGCCTTAATCAGTTAGGTACTATGGCAGGTGCACAGGACGCAATTACATTCACTCCTGATCCTCTTAAAGCACTTACTGATCTTGACGCAGGTATTCTTTTTGTAATGGAACTTGCTGATGGCGCAACTCCTGACGCGGATGCCGCTGGATTGGCAGCTGTAACTAATCTTACTGCTTCTTTCCCAGTTGCTGATTCAGTATCAGCTGAAGGTGGAACTGGTGGAACTCTTGTTATTCCAAGCTTTGAGTCAGATTTTGCAGCTTCTCCAAGCCCAGTTATTCCTGAGATTGATATTAAGATTGAGTCTATCGCGGTAACAGCGACCACACGTAAGTTAAGAGCTCGTTGGTCTCCAGAACTTGCGCAAGATCTTAATGCTTATCACTCAATGGATGCTGAAGTTGAATTGACTCAGATTCTTTCTGAGCAGATTGCACTTGAGATCGATCGTGAGATTCTTAATGATCTTCTTACAGAAGCAAAAGCAGCTAACTACTACTGGTCACGTGCTCCTGGTAAATTCGTTAAGAAGGATACTGGTGTCGTTGCATCTAGCACTATTGGACCTAATTTCACGGGTACAGTTCGCGAATGGTACGAAACTCTTGTTGAAACCATTATCGACGTTGCTAACGAAATTCACAGAAAGACTCTTCGTGGAGCAGCTAACTTTATCGTGGTTTCACCTGAAGTAGCTACTATCTTCGAAGCTTCAGTTCTTTACAAGCCTTCTATCAAGATTGATGGACAAGGACAAGTTGGAACTCCTTTCTCTATCGGTGCAGAAGCTATTGGATCTCTTTCAAATCGCTTTACGGTTTACAAAGATCCTTACTTCCCACGCAACAAGATCCTTGTAGGATACAAAGGTGGATCATATCTTGAGTCTGGATACGTCTATGCTCCTTATGTACCACTCATCGTTACTCCTACAATCTTCGCTCCTGAAGATTTCACACCAAGAAAAGGTGTAATGACTCGTTACGGTAAGAAAATGGTACGTGCCGATTTCTACGGAACAGTTACATGCCTTGACATGGACGTGATCTAATCTTTAGGTAGATTCTGTTAACTAAGGCGACCTTTTGGTCGCCTTTTTTATTATACACTTATTAAAAATTTTGTATGATTATTTTGTATCATTTAGATACATTCACACACAATACACACACGGAGAATATCATGGCTAGTAATCCATATGAACTGCGCCAAGGTCTTTTAGGCCAAGCCCAACAAATTTTAGTAGAAGCATACCATAGTGAAGTGCAACGATGTCGAGATCAAGGTGTTGCTGCTCATAATGTAAAATTTCCTTCAACAGAAGATATTATTGCTGAAGCTGAAAAACTTTATGCTTTTGTTCAGAAAAAATAAGAATAAATAAAGTTTATTAAAGCATACTTATTTTTAACAAGTTAAGTTAGGAGTAAGTATGTTTTTTTTATTATTTTTGTTAAGTTTTTTGTCAATTGCAGGTGAACCCAAACCTGATATGTCGATTACAATAACTGCAGTCAAAGGCATCACAATATTTATTGACAAGCCAGTAGTAATAGGTGGTGGTAAAACATATCAGTCTTCAGAGATTGAATCTTTAATTACAGGTTTTGCAACTATTCATAAAGCAACATTTGTTAAAGACCCAAGAATGATTAATAGCATTTATAATGCATCATCAGCAACGTTTGTTAATGAAGATTGCAATTGGTTATCAAGGGCTGTGAAATGCGCAACTTCAGAATACATGTATGTGCTAAAAACACAGGTAGTTATTAATCCTGTTAGAGCATATGTTACGATTACGCTGCATGATCATGAAATGAATGCTGTTTCATCAGCTACAGTATCTAATAAACACCAAAGAAGTGTAATACAGTTAACAAAACAGAAACAATCACAAGGTCTTTTAGGTAATACAACAACTACAACCGAGGAACAAATGCCTGAAATATTTAGTATTGAACCTTATCTTTATGAAAAAGATTTTCGCCAGGCTGTTATTTTAATGTATAGTTCATTTCGATTAGAATAATTAATATTGTCCAAATTTTTAAAAGGAGAAAAAATGAAATTAAATAGGAATTCACTAAGAAAAATGATTTTAAACGAAATTAGGAACTTACAAGAAGGTAGGTATACTAGCTCTGGACCTAATCTTAGCCAACTTTTTGGCCATCTGTGGGGCAGAAGATTCGATTGGAATTTTGTTACAAATGCTTCAATCCAAAGTGCTATGAAAATGTCCGGGATGGATGCTATGACATTTTTTGAAACTGTTAAAGCTGTTGGTCATGAATGGCAATTGAAAAAAGTTGCTGAAGCATTATCAGAAGTTGATACAAACTTTTATGATTATGCAAAAAGAGAATTAGGAACACAACTTTTCCATGATACGCCAGGAAGCAAGATAAGATTACCAAAACTTACAAAAAGCACATCACCCTTAGCAGATGATGAATTTGACTTTGATGACGACGATGATGATGTTTATCCAGGTCCTTTAGTACCTTAGGAAAAATCACGCCATGCATGTGGTTTTCTTGTTTTAAGATAACCTAAATTTTTTTGATGCGTATATGCTTCTTTCTCAAATGGAATGGCATAATACGCATCAGCTCCGTTCAAACCTTTAAATCTTGCTTTAAGCCAATACCATATATAAAGAAGGTAAAAACCAACCACCCAGAGTTCTCTCTGTTGAACGAGGTGAATCTTTTCGTGGTTATATATAGTAATATCAAGCTGTTCTTTTGCAATAATAAACGGGTATAACGTAATCGCATAAACATCAATAAAAAGGCTCATTGCTTTGCAAAAACGTGGGCTAATAATTACTTTAGGTTTCATTACATTCTCCTTTTATATGGGTATTTAGGTCTAAGTGTATCAACCGCAAATCGACCACCCCTATTTGGGTCTTGAAGATATTGCAATGTTTTATAAAGGACTTCCATTGTCATTCCAATATCAGCAGTTGCTTCATGCCATGACTCATTATCAATTTCAAATGCTGTCGCCATCATACCAAGCCGGCTAGCAAGATAAGGTTTCCCTTTATAAGATAGTGCCGTAATGCTGTCAATGATGTGTTTATCTTCAGCATTCATTTCAGCTTCATTTTTTTGTACATATTGCAGTACAGCTTTTAGATAATTATCAATAATTGCAATTGAATCCATCACAGCAATATCTGGTGCGTTTAAACCACCTCTTTGATAAAAAAGATTTGTCATTTTTGCATCAAATGGAGAATTGTGGGCCCAAAAGACCAGCTTACCTGTTGGGCTGGCAGTTTTTTGTGCTTGTATATATTGATTAAACATTTCAGCACCATCTGCTTGATTAACGCGCGGTACATCTTCTCCGCCATAATAATCATTCATGTCTAAAAGACCTGGAATCGAGTATTTAGGATCGCCTTTATAAGTTCCTGCGTCTAGCTGTGCTTGTTGATTTTTTATTTCAGCTTCTGTGTCTGGTGTTAAGACTATTTTAACATTGAACATTCCGTCGTTTACAGGAGAAGGTATTTGGTCGAGATTATTTGTTTTGTATGCTATGGCTGCCAGTTGAGTTATTTGAACAAAATTTGGAACTGATCCGTCTTTATTTGGTAGACCTGTTGTTTCTGTGTCGAAGAAAACCCAGTTATGTTGTGCAAGTTCTTTAAGCTTTTTAATCATTTCAGAGAACTGAGGAGGATAAAAACTAGGATCGACTGATCTTTCGTTTAGGAATTTGCGCCATTCTGTCAAGATTTGTTTCATGTTATTCATATACTCTCCTTTATAACTTTCTTTATTTATGATATAATTATATTTATTAACGGCTATTTTAACATAAGGAGAATATTATGCCTACAAAAAAAGAAGAAGCAGCACACGATTGTAAAAAAGATTGTGAATTATTGCATAAAGAAATCGCAGCATTGAAAAAAGAAGTCGCAGCACTTAAAGCAGAACTTAAAAAAGCACCAAAAGGTGGTGGTGGAGCAGATCCAAGAGTTGACAAATTAATAGAAGCATTAAAAGACAATCCTAAATTTTTTCTTTCAAAAGTATTTTTAAGTTAATAATTAATATTAGGCCCAACACACAGCATAAAGCTGATATCGCCAGCGTGTTGGAATCTTGCGAACACATAATCTCATTTTAAGGAGGAAATTATGCCAACAATTATAGTAGATAATAAAAAAGGTCTATTTCAAAAAGCAGCTACCACAGCAAATCCAGCAGGAACATTAGCAGGTCATAAATCAGTTGTTAAAACTGTTAACGGTGGCTTAGCTAATCAAACATTGTCTCAAGAAGACAGTGGAAAAATCTTTCTTGTCGGAGGAGACGCAGGACCTATTACATTTCCAGTAGGCGAAGCCGGATGGGAAGGAACTTTTGTTGCAACAGGATCATTTCATGCAGCATTGGTAATATCAGGAGCAGCAGCTGCTACAACATCTGGTGTTACAGTCGTAGGACAAGAATTAGGTGCAGATGCAAGTACTGATGCCATTGCAATTACTGCAGGTGTTGGTGCAACTTTTGGAACATCAGCTGTAACTGCAGGTGACACATTAAAGGTAAAAGTTTTAAAAGCTAATTCTTTAATTTTAATGGAATCAAGAACTGCAACTTAATCGGCTTGAAATGACTTGAAATTAAGGCATCCATCTCGGGTGTCTTTTTTTATGTTTGCAAGAAGCTACTGCTTAGTTTATGTGATACTTTAAGGCATTAGGTGATAATTATTAAGGACATATATTTTGGAGGTTACAGAGATGTCTCAGTTAAACAGAAAGCAGTTAAAAAGAATGCTCTTAAAAGAATTTAAAATGATGGGAATGGCACCTATGGGTGCAGCAATGATAGGACATTCTCCATATCAAAACCCGCATGGGTGTGATGCATGTGGCAAGTCTCCTTGTGAGTGTGATGAATACGAAGATCATGGTGATCATAGCATGCAATCATCACATGTTGATTATGTAGGTGGTCATAAAGGACAAGTTTCAAAAGAAGATTGCTGCAAGGCTGTTCTTTGCCTCATTGAATGTTGTGATTGTCCGGAAACTAAGGCATTGATTCGAGAATGCTGTGAAGATATTCTTTCTCGTTGTTAATTTTATAAATGGAATTAACCGAGGCACAACTTCGTTTTTTAATTCGTGAGGTTATACGCAAAGTAAAGGGTGGGTGGAAAGTTTACCCTAAAAAACCTCGCAAGGGAGAGAAGCGTCGTCGTGCTTTGTCAAAAAAACCTTTAAGTTATAAACGTGCATTGGCACAACTTCGTGCAATTGAAAGAGGAAAAAGTTTAAAGGAAGGTCGTGAACATACAATAGTATCCGGCGATTATCTTGGTAAGATAGCGAAAAAATATGGCGTAACAACTAGTCAGATTCAAAAAGCAAATCCTGATTTAAATCCTAATTCATTACAGCTAGGTCAAAAAATAATAATTCCTGATGCTTTAAAGCGATTAAATAAAGATTTAAAACCTAGTAAAAAATTAATTGACTGGATGAAATACGAAGAAGGAAAAGTTAATAGATTAGGAGTGGCCACGGGAGAACCTTATCTTGAATCTTATGATGACGGTGTAGGAAACTTGACAATAGGTTACGGTCGCAATCAAAAAAGTCAAAGAAAACAAACAATAGATACGGGTTATGCAGAAAATTTACTTAAATCTGATTTGAGCGATGCTGCTTCCTTATTGCAACAGTCAACTAAAGATTCTGTTAGCGAAAAAATAACAATTCCTTTTAAGTTAGATCAAAATCAATTTGATGCATTAACTAGTATAATTTTTAATGCAGGTAGAGGCGGATATATTAAGACGGGTTTACATCAAAAATTTATTAGTAAAGGAATAACATCAGGCAGTGAGTTTGAAAAAGCCTTTTTAGAAGCTAGAACTAGTAAAAAACTAGGTGGTTTAAAAGGAAGAAGAAAAAGAGAATTAGAAATATTTAAAAACAATAATTATCTTAACAAAAAAGATGATGAAAAAAGTGTTTTAAAAGAAGGTGATCCAAAAGTAGGAACAGGTAAAAAACCAAAAGGATCAGGTCGAAGGTTGTATACAGACGAAAATCCTAAAGATACAGTTCCAGTAAAGTTTAGAACGGCTTCAGATATTAGAAAGACATTTTCGCAAAAAAGTTTTAAATCAAAATCACATAATAGGCAGTCTCAAATAATTAATTTGGTGCATCAAAGGGTTCGAGCAGCATATCAAAATGCTAAAGATCCGGATACAAAAAAGAGATTGAAAAAAGCATATGATTATGCAAAAAAACGAAAAGCAGCTAGCAAAAAGAAAACTCAAAGAATGAGAAAGAAAAAATGAAAATTACAAAAAAACAATTAAATTTACTTGCTGAGTCTGTTATTCTTGACTCAAAAAAAGAAGATACGATAGAAGATCTGGTTGAAAAAAGATTATCAATACAAGAAAAAAGAATCCAGTTGTTAAAAGAAGGATATAATCTAGAATTGATAAAAGAGTTTAACGTTCAAGTGTCCGGTCCTAGAATCGAAACAGATGATATAACAGTTGAAGCTGGCAATGTGTCGATAGAGACAAATTTTGGAAAATGGGCAACTTACCTAGGCATAACAAAAGCAGTTTGTGCAACTGCAGTTCATATTGCATTGATATCTGCAGGCTGGGAAGGCGTATTAGCAATATTAATACCTGTTGCAATTCCTGTTTTAACTAGCCCAGTTATTATGGGTTCAATTGCATTGTTTTTATCTCGTTATTCGTTTTTTAGAAAAATAGCAGGATTTTTATTTAAAATGCTAATAGGAAAAAAGAATTATCAAAGAATTAACAATATGATAGATAACATAACTAATATTATGATGAGTTCAACTGATAATGCAATTGAAAAGAAAGATGCATTAACTTTGTTTGTACAATCAGCCGGTTATGTTTTAGGACAACCAGAATTTAGAAAAAAATTAAAAGAATTGGCATATGCTTACATGTCAAGAAATAAAGAAAAAGTTAAACAAATCATGTCTGAATTAGATGTGATGGTTAGAAGTTTTGCACCAAGCCAATCTTCTTTAACTTTAGATGTTAAAGAAGACGAATTAACATTACCAGATAATTCACCTAAGCATGATGATATTGAAAATTTAGAAGCTGAATTAGATAAGTCTGAACTAATACAAGAAAAAAGAAAGAGTAAAAAGAAAAAGGTTGATTATAAAAAATCCTATAAGAAATATCATAGTTCAAAAAAAGCTAAGCGAGAACGTGCACAAAGAAACGCAGCTGGACGAAAGATTAAAAATGAATTAGGGATAGAAATACCAAAGGGATATGAAATTGATCATAAAACAGCTATAGCGCACGGCGGATCTAACGATTTATCAAACTTAAGAATTATTCCTCGCAGCAAAAATAGGGCATTAGGCCAAAAAATAACAACTCGAAAAAGAAAAAAGAACGGGAGCTATAAAAAGTGAAATTATCTATAAGTAAATTAAGGCAATTAATTCGAGAAAGTTTGGAAAAAAGAATCGCTTTTGCTAACGATATGATTAAATTAGGATTAACTCCGGAAGAAGCAGAAAAAAAAGGTGTTTTTAACATAAATCAGTTCGGAATGCCAGGGAAAAAAGAATTATCACCTTCAGGAAAATCTTTATTTGATGATAAAAAAGCAATATATGCAACTAAAGATGTTGAAAAAGAAACAACTTATATGGGAAAACCTTATAAATACATTGAATCTGAAGAAGCGTTATTTATGGGTGCGATGGAAGCAATTAGAGCTGCGACTAAAAGAGGTAAAATGATGAAGCAGCTTTTTAGAAAATATGTTGATCCCAACTTTATGAATCAATTAATTTTAATTCATTATGCTTCACCTGACCAGGTTTTAAAAAATATTAAGGCACAAAAAGGTAATTATGAATTAAGTTCTGTTGCATTAGCCCCTGAAGATTTTACCAAAAATAAAATCCAAGTGTTAAAAACAGCAATGATTTTAGATGGACATATAACTTATTTTGCAAACAATCAAGATGACGTATATTCTGGAAAAGGTTCTGACTATGTTCAGGCATTTTCTTCTCAAAAGGGATATGAACCATGGATCGAAGGTAATCCTGATCTGCTAGACTGGGAAGATGAAGTGATAGAACGTGGAAGAGCTGAAAGGCCCTACGCAGGAACAGATAGAACTAAATCATCGGGTGTTAATAAAACAGTTGTTAATATTAGAGGTGTAGAGAGATTTAAATCTCCTGCAATGTCCAGGTCAAATTATTTGCAAGATCCGGGTTTCGAACATTTTAAACAAGCTCCTGATGCACCTCGAGGTGTACCTCAAACTTCACGTGGCGAACCACCTGTTGTTTTAGACAAAGAAGACTATTTGCCTAGATTTGATCAAGCAGCCGGCTCAGATTCAGCAATACCTGGAAATGAAGCGTTAGTTGATAATTGGTCTGTGAAAGCAATTATTTTAAATCATGGTAAAGAAAACGAAAAATATGAAAAAATGTTTCGTGATGCAGGATATCAAGGACAGATAATGACATTTGACGAAGCAGTTGCACAAAAATCATTATTAATAAATAAAGGACATAAAAGATGAAAATAACAAGAAGTGCATTAAGAAAAATAATTTTAGAAGTTGTTGTTGCAAGTAATGATACTAAAGAAAAAGTAGAAGATTTAGAAAAAAGTATTAAACAGGACAACCCAGAAGCGTCTGACGAAGATATTGATGATGCAATTAATAAATTAACAAAAAAACAAATGCAGGAAGAGCTTAAGCGTTTGTCTTATGTAAGCAAAGAACAAGGCCATACATACGGACTAGAACATCTACCTGATCAATATGACCAAAAGAAAGCAGATGATATCATAGGACACACCTGACTGACTCATGTTCGGAAGAAGGGTTCTTCTTTAAATGAAGTTGGTTATGTTCTTTGGCACTCTTTAAATGAAAGCGGTCACGTTGCTGTTTACGATGTTGAATGGCCTGATGGGACGATTGAAAGAAATATACCTGCACGTCTTTTAGAAAAAGTAAAAGACAGCAATGATAATGTTGACGAACATGATGAACATGGTGTCGTTGGTCATGAAGAAGAATCGTTATTAGGTGAAAGAAAATACAAGAAAAGAAAAGGTAAAAAGAAAAAGAAAGCATCAAAGAAAAAGCCTAAGTATTGGTATTTAGGTGGTTATGGGATAGACCATGATCATGATTTTGCCGATTTTGGCGGCGACTTTGGTGGTGATGGAGGCGGAGAATGAAAATAAAAAGAAAAGATCTCAACATGTTAATTGAAAGATTCCTAAATGAAGAAGGAACAGATCCTAAAGGTGAAACAGTTGATGATGTATTGTCTGATGAGTTGGAGCAAACAGAAGTTGGTGATACTTTTATGGCTAATCAAATGAGACAACATGGCGGTAGGCAGCCAATGAGTCCTGAGAAAAGAGCACAAGCAATCACAGATTTTAGGAAAGGCAGTGATCGAGGACAATTTCCTCCTTTAACATTTGGGCCAGGCGTTGACGAAGAAGGAAATTTGGAAGGTGATAAATTTACAACTGTTCATGATTACCATGATCCGGATCCTTATGATCAAGCTGCTGTTAGAAGATATAAAAAACAACATTATTTAGGACCGAATGAAAAGTCTGTTGATGACCCTGAAATTACAATGCAAGGTCTAGGCGACTTTGATTTTGATGATGAAGATACTGAAGAAGATTTAAGATATCAGGAACAAGAATTTTTTCAAGACGATGAAGATACAGAAGATTCGTATGAAGTTGAAGGCCCTAGTGTAATTACTTATGAAGACGAAGAAGGCGGAGAAAGAACGTTTATAGACGATGAAGAAGTAACGCCTGGTTATAATAAAGGAATAATTAGCAGGTTGCGAGATTATTTTTCAAAAAAATAGAAATAAATCTGTTTTTCGTTAATATATGTTAATGAGCTAAGTTGGTTGTGAAGTCTTGTTGTATGTGTCATATATAGTATTATATCAACGAGGTTTAAATGGCTACATTTTCACAAATATCAAATCCAACTCCTTTTGGAGTCTACGATAACGAATCAGACTTTCAAGGTGATGCTGATAACATGTATACCTTTGTCAAAAGAAGGTTAGGTGATGACATATTATCAGTAGAATTAACAAAAAAACAAATATTTGCAAATTTTGAAGAAGCTGTATTAGAATACAGTTCTATATTGAATCAGTATCAGGCCAAATCTCAACTGGTTAATTATTTAGGTTTTCCCACAGGGAGTGCATTAAGTGGAAGTGAAAATAAATTTCCACGAGAAAACTTAGAATATTTAACACGGTTCGCCGAACCTTACGCAATGGAGGCTGGTATCGGAGGATCTTACAATTTTTCGAGTGGATCCATCACCCTCGAGAGCGGCCGACAGGACTATGATCTTTACACAGAACTAAAAGATGCCTCAGGTACTGCTTTGTTTGACAACACAAAAGGAAAACTTAGGGTTGTTGAAGTATTTCATTATAATCCTCAAGCTGCATATAGATTTTTTGACACTACATCAGCAATAAACTATCTAAACAATGAATTCAGTTTTGAATCATTTACTCCTGAAACTATATTTTATGTACTCCCTGTCTTTGAAGATATTTTACGTGCAGGTCAGCTAGACCTTTCAAATAGAGTAAGAAGATCAAATTATAGTTATAAGGTGTCAGGAACTAAAATTAGAATATTTCCAATTCCCACAACAGATACAAAACAATTATGGGTAAATGTTAGACAATATCCAGATCCTAATTCCCCTGCATATTCAGACCCATCAATTTATGGTGTGTCAAATATGAGCAATATTCCGTTTGGCAATATTCCTTATTCTAATATTAATTCAATAGGACGTCAATGGATTAGACAATATACATTAGCAATATCAATGGAACTATTAGGATATATTAGAGGTAAATTTGGAAGCATCCCGGTTCCTGGTGATTCTGTTACGTTAAATAGCAGTGATATGATATCTAACGGTAGGTCAGATAAGGAAAAATTAGTAACGACTTTAAAAGAAATGTTAGATACAATGACTTATGATAAGTTAGCTGAGTTGCAAGCAACTAGAGCAGAAAACGTTCAAAAACAGTTGAGATATGTTCCTGTTCCAAATGGTTATGCAATCACAATTAAATAAAGGAAATAAAAATGGGAAGACTTTTTATTACACAAAGAGAAATAAATTTTATCAATGATGTTGCGAAAGAAGTCGTTAAAGATGTTATTGGCCAAAAAATATATTATTTCCCAATTAGTGAAATCAAATCAAATGTTCATGACATTTATGAAGAATCACCAGAAAAAATATTTGACAGCCCAATAGAAATAGAATGCCTAGTAAAATACACAGCTCCTGAAATTAGAGCAAATCAATTCGGTTTTGAAAAATACTTCACGGTAGAAGCATATATTCAGTCCAAAGATTTATTAGATAAAAATATTGAAATATTAGAAGGAGACTTTTTCTCATATGGGTCAGTATTTTTCGAAGTAATTCAAGCACCGGCATCTGAAGTTATTATGGGGCAAATAGAACACGGTAGATTTATTACAATAACAGGAAAACAGTCAAGAAAAGGACAATTCTTATCAAAGGTATTTGGACCTACATCAGATACTTACTCAGATGATGATGCTATTCAAGATACATTTGTCCAACAAAGAGGATTTGAAAATAATAGATTAGGTGAAACAGCAGATGTTAGAGATTTACAAAAGAATGGTGTTTTAGAAGCTCCAATATCAGGACCAAAAGAAGTTTCTGAGAAAGGTGATGATACTTCAAGAGGCGCTTCTTCTTTTTATGGAGATGAATAATGACAAAAAAAGGTGAACAAACGTTTACTAACTTTGATGGAACTAACACACCTGACGGTTTTGATTTTCCATCAATTGAAATCGAAGATATTGATCGCGCTGTTTTTAATTTATTCGACAAGCAACTTAGATTTGAAGTAGAACAAAGTGGAAAATCAAAAAAGATACCTGTTATTTTTTCATCTGGTGAAAGATTTGCATTAACAAGAAGAAAAGATCCGATTAGAGATAGAAATGATGCAATTATTCTTCCTATTATTGCTGTTGAAAGAGGTACGATTGATACTTCACATAATCAGCACGGAAAAGGAACAGCAATTGCATTCGGTGATCAGCCAGGTTATTATATTAAAAGAAAATTGGCAAAAAGCGATAGAAATTATCAAAATATTATTAATAAAGCAGGATTAAAAAATCAAGATAATGTGTCTGCAAAGAAAAATTTTGGAGGCAGTTTAATTTATCCTGGATTTACAGCAAAACCTGGTACAGTGGCGTCTAGAAGAAATAAAGCAAATGGTTATATACAAAAGAATATAAATTTAGAAGATAATCTTGGTGATAACATATTTGAAATTATTGAAATACCTTATCCTAAATTTGTAGCAATTCAATATGACGTTACTTTTTGGTGTCAATATATGACTCAAATGAATCAAGTTATTCAAAATATTTTTATTAACTATCGCGGGCAAGGACATGAGATACCTATTAAAACTGATGATGGTTTTGAAATGGTTGCTTTCTTTTCCGATAATATTGTTTTAGACTCTAATTTTAGTTCTTTTACAGGTGAAGAAAGAATAATCAAGTATAAAACTCAAATAACAGTTAATGGTTATATGCTAAATCCTAAATCTATAAAAGGAGTACCAAATAATCTTAGGTCTTATTTTTCAGCTCCTAAGATAGATTTTGGTTATAAAGAGTTTTCAAAAGAAAGCAATATTGTTAATGTTCAAAATAGAGAAGATAAAAATAAATTTATTTTAAGCGACATCAAAAATATTAATGAGTTAAAAGGGCCAGTTAAAGGAGAATCATCGGAATCTGTTGAATATTTTGTTGAAAATCCTTTTACTGGAGACAAGGAAAGAAAATTATCAAAAGTTATATCTAACAATAGGAGAACAGGTGAGTCTGTTATTTCCCCTTTAGTAATAAAGGAAATAGATAGACAATATGAATAGTCTTTTCGTTTTTTAGTTGATAGTTATAATATGAATTTTAGGAGTTTTTAATATGGCAGAGAGAACCTTTAGATCCCCCGGAGTATTTGAAAGAGAAATAGACTTAACTGAGAGAACAACTAGTGTTTCTGGGACTCCAGCTGGTGTTGTAGGAACCGCTGAGAAAGGACCAGCATTTGTTCCAAAAACAGTTGGGTCTATAAATGAGTTTAAAAATAAGTTCGGAAAATTATCAGCAGAAAGATTTGGTCCTTATGCTGCAGAAGCATTCTTAAAAAACCAAAGTGCACTGACTTATGTTAGAGTATTAGGTGCAGGTGCAAATTTAACAATTACAGATATACAAAATACAGCGGCAAAAGGAACAGTAAAAAATGCAGGTTTTCGATTAAGCGGGTCATTACCTACAGTTGCTCCAAGCGGAGAAGTAAGAGATGTTGGTGCTGTACAATTTCTTGCTGGTATTCATCAAGTTGATTCAGCTGAAGCAGCTGGTTATCCTATCTTTACTGATAATCAATCAAAAAGTCAAACTGACGTTCAATTAATTCGTTCGATGTTTTTATTAGCATCCGGTGCTAGATTAGAAGTAATGGATGAAAATGAGTTTTATCCTGCGGGAGGAAAAACTGCAAATGATTCCGCACATATTAGATCTTATGACGGGACCCCTGAAGAAGGTATGTTCAAATTAGTTCTTTCATCTGCATTAGGGACTACATTTGGTAACGATGAAGGTAAAGCTGGTATTCGAATTTATACTGCTTCTTTAGATCCTAACAGTGTACATTATGTTGGTAAAATATTTAACAAGAATCCAGACCGTTTTCAAGACGAACAACATCTTCTTTATGCAGATTTCCCAATGGAATCTGAAATTGCTAAAATTAAAAAAGACAGCACAAATGATGTTGTTGCTGTGGTATCCGGATCTCAAAATACATCATCAACTTCTGGAGATACGTCATTATACTTTAGAGAAATATTTGGTTCCTTTAATACAAGATATCAAACTGCTAAGTCGACATATTTTATATCTCAACCTTATGGTGATAAAGAATATGATTTATTTTATTTCGAAGCTTTAGACGATGGCGAAGCAGGAAATCAAAGAGTTAAAATATCGATATCAAATATAAAAAGATCAACAGACTCAAATGATCCATACGGAAGCTTTACAGTTGAAGTAAGAGATTATTATGATTCAGATTTAGATCCTGTTGTATTAGAAAGATATCCTCAATGTACCTTAAATCCTGGTGATGAAAACTATATTGCTAACAAAATTGGTGATCTTAAAGAATACTACAATTTTGATGCTGAGTCTGAGTCTGAGCAAAGAATTAATGTATCAGGAAAAAGACGCAATCAATCAAATTATGTAAGAATTATCATGTCAGCTGATGTTGAAGATGCAAAAATTCCTCAAGATGCAATACCTTTCGGATTCAGAGGATTGCCTGCATTAAAAACGTCTGATACATTAACTGATTCTACAACAACTTTAGCTTTAGGCGCAGATCAAAAAAGATTAAGTTTTGCAGCTGGAACAATGAGTAATAACTTTTTAGAATATGCAATTGTACCTCCAGTTCCATTTACATTTAAAGCAACAAGAAATAAAGCTAATTCTACATCTACATTTACAGGTTTCCCTGGCGACTTGGAATTAGCTGATTCCAGAATTTATTGGGGTATTAAAAATTCGCGAGTTCCTGTATTAAGCAAAACGACAGATCCTTTATTAAGATCAAATGCGGCATCAGATTTAAGAAACGAACTGATCGATTCCTATAGTAAAATGTTAGGGATTGCAAAACTAGATGCTTTAGTCACTGGTTCGGCAGCAGATGAATTTCACAATAATAAGTTTACATTAGCAAAAGTTGCTTTAAATAATCAAAGCGATGCAACCGATACTCTTGAAACTGCTATTTCAACTGAAATTACAGGAACTATAGACTCACACATCAGAGAGGCTGCTTACATCAGAAATGCGTCTATTGTATCTCCTAATTATACCATTAATGATAAAGGAACATACACACGTCGTTTAACTCTCGCATCTCTAGCAGCTAGTAATTCAGCTACTAAGTTTAATCAATTCACTAATTACCTTAAGTTTACAAATATTCTTTTTGGTGGTTTTGATGGTGTGAATATTCTTGATAAAGACCAACGTTATATCAATGATAAAGCAAGTTCACAAGATGCAGGAGGAAAAGCAGCTGGAGACGCATTAGGTTATCAAAATTTAAAGTCTGTTTCTTCACCTGGTGCTGGTACTGAGAATAACGCAGTTAACTCGTATCGTGCAGGTATTAAAATAATAACTGATGAATTAGAATCAAGAGTTAATATTGTATCTGTTCCAGGTATTAGAGACTCAAACGTAACAGATTATGCAATTGACAAAGTTAAAGAGTATAGCAAAGCAATTTATTTAATGGATATTGCAAACTATGATTCTAGTACTAGTCGTCTTTATGATGATTCTACAAATAGACCTAGCGTTAGAAAGACGATTGAGCAATTTGAAGGAAGAAATATTGATAACAACTATGTTGCAACATATTTTCCTGATATTATTAAACTATATGCACAAGAAGATGGAGGTACAGTTAATTTACCTGCTTCTATTGCGGCGTTAGGTGCTTTAGGATATAATGATGCAGTTTCATTTCCTTGGTTTGCACCAGCTGGTTTTAATCGAGGTGGTTTAGAAAACGTTATTAATACAAAAGTAAGATTAAATACTGAGGATCGTAATTTACTTTATGAATCTAGAATTAATCCAATTGCTAATTTCAATATTAATGACTTTGTAATTTTTGGACAAAAAACACTACAAAAAAGCAGATCAGCATTAGATCGAGTTAATGTAAGAAGAATGTTATTGGAAGTCAAGAGAATTGTTTCAAATGCAGCAAACAATATTATTTTCGAACAAAATGTAAAAGCTACTAGAGATGGCTTTGTATCGGTGGTGACACCACAACTTGCATTAATTCAGTCCCAGCAAGGAATTGAACAATTTAGAGTTATAATGAATGATACAAATAATACTCAGGCTGATATTGAGCAAAATAAACTAAACGGAAGAATTGTTTTGGTTCCAACAAGAGCGGTTGAGTTCATTGCACTAGACTTTATTATAACAAATTCAGGTGTAAGTTTTGAATAGATATAATTATGAATATGAATCATGGAGACAATAAATGGCAGAGTTAACATTTAAATCAGCTGGCGTTAGCACAAGAGAAATAGATTTATCCCAACCTTCTGTTTCCTCACCTTCTGGAGTACCTGCAGGGGTAATTGGAACAGCTAATCAAGGACCTGCTTTTGTACCCATAACTGTTGGAAACTTTAATGATTTTACAACTCTTTTTGGTGCAACTGACGGTGCTAAATTTGGCCCTTTAGCAGTTAATGAATGGCTTAAAAATGCAGGTTCTGCCACTTTCGTTAGAGTTTTAGGCGCAGGAAATGGTCAACAAAGAAATACCACAACAGGTATCGTAACAAATGCAGGTTATTTTGTAGGTGATAGAAATCTTCAATTAAACGGTACAATTGGAAACAACCCTTATGCAAATTCAGGTGCAGGAGCAGTAAAAGGAAGAACTTACTTCTTAGGCTGCTTTATGTCAGAATCAAATGGTTCAACAATATTTTCAGATGCTGGAATACAAGTTAATAATGCGTTTGCATCTACAACATTAACAATTGGAAATGATACAACTTCGACTAATCTTCTTGCTGAAAATGATACATTAACATTAATAGATGCAACAGGAACATCAAAAACTTTTGAGTTTCTTGACAATGGAAGCTCTGCAACTGGCGATAATATTGCAGTCGAATCAGCTGCTGCAGTTACAGCTGATACTGGTGTAACGCTGGCTACAACTTTAAGTACAGTAATTTCATCAAACTTATCAATATCAGTTGATCGTACAGATAATGTATTAACGCTTACACAAAATATCTTTGGTCCAATTGGCAATACCTCATATTCAGATAGTGTTGCAGGCGAAGATAATCTAACAGGGTCTAATTTTTCTGGTGGCGCTGGAGGCGCTGCTCCTATTCTTCGTGGTGTTCTTCTTGCACCAAGTGGAGTTATTCTTCATCTTAGCGGAAACTCAGCAGCAAATGGTTCTGATGCACCAGGTACTTCAGATACAGCAGCATCTGCGGCTGGCGTCATCATGGGAAGAGAAGGTTCTTTAACCGGGTCTATTGATTTAAGATCTGGAAAAGAAGAATTTGTCATGCTTTTAAATGGTCATAAAAATACGTCAGCATATCCTAATGTTTTGACTGCATCTTTTGACCCTATTGCACCTAACTACCTAACACGTGTTTTAAATACTGATCCTTTAAAACTTGAAAAAGCAGGGCATTTACTTTATAATCACTATCCACTTCATGGTAATGTTGCAACGATTACAGGATCAGGAGTCGTTTCTGCAGGGCATTTTTCAAAAGGTTCAGCACTTGGTAATCATGAAGATATCGCATTTTTGTTGTCATCTTCTTTAGGGAGAGCTGCAGCAACAGATGGAAGCATACCTGATTATGAAGATTTTCAAGATAGATTCTCTCATGCTGAAACTCCATATGTAATATCACAGAAATTTGGTAATCGTCCTTATAATCTATTTAAAATTGTTGCTTTAAGTGCAGGTGCAGGATTTGCTGATGATTTTAAATTTTCAATTACAAATATTGTTAGATCAACTTCAAATGTTAATAAATTTGGTAAATTTGATCTCTTGGTCAGAAAAGGCGGAGATAATGATGACGAACAAGTAGTTTTAGAATCATTTAGAGGATTAGATCTAGATCCGGATTCAGTTAATTATATCGGTAGAAGAATTGGTGATCAATACGCAAAATTTGATTTTGATACTTCTTTAGATTCTCAAAAAATCGTTGTTGAAGGAACACATCCAGTTCTTTCTAGATACATAAGAGTGCAAATTCACCCAGATGTTGCTAATAGAAATATTCCTGATGAATCTTTACCTGTTGGTTATCGAGGACCAAAACACTTAGTAACGTCAGGTTCTTTATTATCTGGTGAATCTGATGGTCTTTATTCTTCAACTGATCTATTACAAAGAATTATTGAGCCTCCTGTACCTTATCGAGAAAATATAACTTTAGGTACCGGAATCAACAAAAAGGTTAATTCAAATCTTTTCTGGGGTGCTCAATCAACATTAAAAATTAATGCAACACAACCTAACTTAATTACAACTAATGACGCATTAGCTTCTTTAACTCCTGTCACACAAAATTATCAGGTACATTTTCCAACGCATCGAAAAGATACAACTGCAGTTTTTGTAGGTGATAATGAAGGCGCTGCTAATGTTAACGGTTCTGTTTTAGACGCAGATTTGTTTAACTATAATAAGTTTAGTTTGGAAAATATTCAAGTTAGAACCGGTTCCAATTCAGATGCAACGCAAACAGCAGCGGATTCTGAATATTGGGTTAGTGCTTCTTATGTAAGAGATGGTGTGATCGCTGTCAATGCTACTAATAAAACTCGTGCATTCAAGGTAGAAGATTTAGACGTAGTAGCAAATAGAAAGTTTGCTAAGTTTACATTCTTTGCACAAGGTGGTTTTGATGGAGTTAATATATTCAATCAAGAAAAAGCTAACTTATCAAATAACGCTGCCAAATATGAAATTGATGATTCGACAAATCAAGGTGGAACTTCAGGACCTACAATTGCAGCATATAGAAAAGCAGTTGATATTATGGGTTCAACTTCAGATACAAATATTCAATTATTAGCAATACCAGGAATTAGAAACTCTGTTATTACAGATTATGCAATTTCAGCAGTTGAAAATAGATTTGATTGTTTATACTTAATGGACATTGAAGAAAGAGATCAGGTTAACTCTGTGATTACATCTTCAGTTCAAACACCTCACGTTAAAAATACAATTAACAGCTTTAAAGATAGAAACCTTAATACATCTTTTGCAGCTGCATATTTCCCTGACGTTACCATAACAGATCCTGGTACAAATACATTTGTAAGTGTTCCTCCGTCAGTCGCAGTATTAGGAGGTTATTCATTCAATGACAAAGTATCAGCGCCATGGAACGCCCCCGCTGGAAAAAGTAGAGGCGCTTTAAATGCTGTGGAAACAACATCGGTTAAATTAAATCGATCAAACCTTGATGATTTGTATGATGCAGATATTAATCCGATCACTTCTTTTCCTGGTACTAATGTTATTATATGGGGACAAAAAACATTACTCTCGAATGATTCTGCATTGGACAGAGTTAATGTTAGAAGATTACTTATAAGTGTTAGAAGATCAATTAGAACTATTGCTAATTCTCTCTTGTTTGAACCAAATAGAGAATCAACATTGAGTAAATTTAGTGCTTTAGTTGAGCCGGTTCTTCAAAATGTTCAAGAAAGAAATGGTGTTTCAAGATATAAGGTGGTAATTGATTCTACTACTACAACACAAGCTGATATTGAAAATAATACAATAAGAGGCAAAATATATCTTCAACCTACAAGAACAGTTGAGTTTGTTGCTTTAGATTTTGTTGTTACAAATTCTGGTGCAGAAATTTAAAATAAGATATATATATTTATAAACTGATAAGGAGATAGAAATGGCAGAAACGCTTTCAGTAACAGACTTACTTCCCAATAAATTCGAACCAAAAAGACAGTATCGATGGGTTCTTGCAATTGAAGGAATTGACAGCTTTTTAATTAAATCAGCAGCTAGACCTAGTATTACTTTAGCTCAAGAAGAAATTAAGTATATTAACAGCTATAGAAAAATTGGCGGAAGAGTAACGTTTGGTAATATGTCTGTTACACTTCATGATCCAATTGCTCCATCTGGGGCACAGCAAGTAATGGAATGGGTAAGAACTCATTACGAATCTGTTTCAGGACGTGCAGGTTATGTTGACTTTTACAAAAGAGATATACAGATAAAAATGCTTGATCCAGTAGGAACTGTTATAGAATTATGGGATATTAAAGGTGCATTCTTGTCTAATGCTAATTTTAATCAACTCACCTATACGGGTGGTGAAACTCCAATGGAGATATCTTTGACAATTGAATTTGACAATTGTGTATTGCAATTCTAAAATAATTTTTAAAATATTTTACAGACAATATGTAATTCCATACAATTAGTATGGAATTTTTTTTATGGAGAATTAATGTCGTCAGATGTTCTAAACACAGAAGTAGCACAGCATGTAATGAAAAACAATATCATGAAAGATGATTTTGGATGGGAAGTACCTGTTGAATCTGTTCCTTTACCTTCAAAGGGAGTTATATATTCACCTAATTCTATTTTGCATGGTAAAGAAACTCTTCAAATAAAAGCAATGACTGCGCAAGAAGAAGATATTCTTATGTCTCCTGCTTTAGCTAAGGATGGGAGTACAATTATTCATTTAATTAAGTCATGTTTAATTGATAAATCAATTGATGTAAATGAATTAATAGCAGGTGATAGAAATGCTTTAATGATATCAATACGCGTAACAGGATATGGTACACATTATCCGATCAATATTAATTGTGAAAACTGCAGTAAATTAAATGAAGTTGATGTTGATTTATCTACATTGGAAATTAAAAGACTTAATATTTCACCTATTGAAATAGGGAAAAATGAGTTTAGTTTCGATTTGCCTGTGATGAAAAAGCAAGTTATTTTTAAGTATTTAAACGCAAATGATGATAAAAATAGGCAGGCAAAAGTTGATTTTATTGAAAAGCACTCACAAGGTTTAAGAACCAATAACGTAACTTCATTTTTAGAAGAATCAATTGTATCTATTGATGGTATTAAAGACAAAAACAAAATTGTTCATTTTGTTAAAAACATGCCAGCATTTGATTCAAAGTCTTTGAGAAAATATATCAATGAAAATGCGCCAGGCATTAACATGAAGCAAGAGTGCACTTGTAGTTATTGCGGTCATAAAAACGAATTTAATCTTCCAATTAATTCTAATTTTTTTTGGCCTAGATAGTAGTTTTAAAGAATTACAACTTGAACAAATTTATATTTTAGTTAAGCATCTTGGTTTTAATTATAGAGACGCAAGATGTTTAAACGTAGCATATCGGAAATGGTTTATTGATAGATATGTAAAAGAATTAAAAGAGATAAATGAAAAAAGATCCGGCGGCAGCGACGTTAATCAAGATGTAAATAATGACAATATAAGCAACTTGCGCCAATACGAATCATTATTAAATAAAAAATTCTCAAATGATATTTAGTAATATATTATTTGTATTTATCAAGAGGTTTTAAGATATGTCTCCACCTGACGTTAATTTATCATCTGAGTCAATTGACAAATTAGTTACCGCGATGATGGGCAGGCAACAATCTTTCAATAACGTAAATACTTCAGACCCTTCTAGTGCTTTTACCGGTGGTAATGTTAGATCTGGAAGAACTGACCAAGAAAGTTTAGCATTAAGTGCAACTTATTTTTCAGGTCTTGCAGGTAAAATGGAAACAGCAACTGACACATATCTTAAGGGTATCAATGATATGTTTATGGGTCACGCTAAAAACTATGAAATGATTAATGAATCAATTGGCGGGTACTTAGATCATTCAAAATTAGCAGAATCATCAGCAACAACAATGAAACAGTATGTTGAAAGATATGATCAAATGATCGATGCATACGGTACTTCTACTGATGAATTTGTAAAATTGCAAAAAGATGCAGGTGTTGAAATAACTGCTGAACAAGAAGCTCGTATGGGTGAAGTAGGAACCGATTTTATAACAAAATACTTTAAAAGTGGAGAAGCGGCCGCTAAAGTCCAGAACGAAGTATTGAATGAATTAGTAACGCAAAATGCGCAAGCCATTAATGATATGGATGAATTTTCAAGAATGGAGCTAGCTTTAATTAATAGAAATACAGGTATTGGCGCCAAGCGAATAGCTCAAATCATGGAAAACGAGTTAGTCAGAACAGGTGAGGCAACTAACAATGCAATGTTTAAGGTTGCTGGCTTTTCTAAAAAAATGTCAGAAGAAACTGGTTTGTCTCTAAAATTAATTCAGGACTCTACAACGCGTGTAATGGAAAATATTCAACAATTTGGCCATGTCACAGAAGAAGAAGCAACAAGAATATCAGTTCAAATACAACAGTTAGGAATGAAATTCGAGACTTTTGAAGGTTTGACTCAAAAATTTCAAGATTTTGATACAGCTGCTAGTGCAATGGGAGACATATCTCAATTGACAGGAGGCGCTGTACAATTTGATGCACAAGAAATGGCATATCTTGCTAGTGAAGATCAAGATGAATTTTTAAGAGTATTAAGGGGTAGCTTTCTCGAGTCTGGATTTGACAAAGATCAATTTCTTGATATGACTAATGCTGAGCAACGCGCAATTGCTGAATCTATGGGAATGCAAAGAAATGAATTCGCGATGTTAATTGATCGTGAAAGAGATATATCTTCAAAAGAACAATTAGATCAGATTATGAAAGAAGCAACTGAAGAAGGTTTAACGACTGAAAAAGGTGCTATGGAGGTGATTAAAGAACAGAAAAAAGCACTGGATAATTCTATTAAATCCTCACAAGAGCTAATGGATGCTGCAAGAAAAAGAGAAATGGACAGAAATAGAAAATTTTCTACTGAAACTATAGAAAACATGGTTGATTTTAGAAAAAATGCTTTAATAGCTTTAGATGTTCCTGAAATAGCTGAGTCCATAAATAAAAGTATTGCTGGTGCCATGAAAAGCTCGTCAACAGTTTTAAAAGACGTAACAGAAAAAATTATCGACAAAGGTGGAATTATTAAAGGAATTGAGTCCATAGGTACAGATTTAATGCAGCCAATGTTCGACGTATTTAAAGGTGGAGGTGAATCAGCAGTTTCCGGCATGAAAGAAGGGTCAGTAGAATTACAGCCAAGTTCATTACCACCTTTATTTCAAAAAGTAGTAGATGAAACAGGAAAGTATTTAGGGCCTGGTTTTTATGACGTATTTAAAGTAGCCGGCGAAATGTCAGCAAAAGGAATGACAGATGGTTTAGGTGATATGGGTATTGATCCATTAACAGTTTTAAAAGGTGTTAAGGCTATTAAAGACATAAAGACAAAACCAATGATGTTGCAAAATAATATTGATAGAGTTTTAACAGCTTTAGAAGAGGTTAAAAAACAAGATATAGAAAAGTATGGAGCTGCAATTGAACAATTGACAGAAAATATAAAAATTATTAATGAAACCACAGGTAAGTTAAGTGATAATCAGACTAGTTTGTTGGAAATGTTAGGTAAGGGAAAAGAAATTGTATTAAATATTGATGGCAAAAAAGTAGGTGAAGCAATACTTGATCGGTCTCCTGATATAGAAAATATTGCTGGAATTAAATTTGTGACAGAGGGATAGAATGAGTAAGTTATTAGATGAATCTTATAAATCTTTAAAAAACTTTACAAAAAATAATGATATGACAGATTCTGAATTAAAAGAACTTGATGAATTTATCAAATTAATCGATCAAAAGCTAATAGAGATTAATTCTAAAAAAGATAAAAATTTTATTGTAAACTTAGGAAAAGCTTTTAAATATTTAATAGAGAGAGAGGATAAAGATGACAACTAGAGAAACATTAAAAAACTTTCTCAATAAACTAAATTTATCTTCTGATAAAATATCTTATCAAGTCAATCCTGCATCAGGAGATCCCAACGATACAGACTCATTACTAGAAAGAGGATTATCTGACTTAGGCGCAGACCCAAATACTGGAAAAGAATTATTAAATTTTGAAAAAGAAGAAAGTTTACTCAATGATTATGTAAATTTTATAACAGATAGAAATGAATATTCTATCAACAAAGGAATTACACAAGGAATTGCACAAAAAAGAGGCGATAATTTATCATCAGATCATGGTGCAGAAACTTTTACAGATAATAATAGCGTATTAGAAGAGAGGTTAAGTAGTTATTCTAATTCAAAGTATTTTCAAAATTTATCAGAGATTGTCGATAAAACATCAAAGGAAAAAACAAATCACAATTTACTTAAGAATATACCTGGGAGTGATTTAAATGACTCTGGTGAAACTTTAATTCCTAATAACAGTGATAATATAGTTTTAAATTCAGTTGATACTGTCTTGAAACAGAATAATCGTTTCGCTAGTGTTAAAACCGGTACTGCTTTTGCTCCTCGTGGTATAAATGAAGCAGATTTTGAAGGTGAATCTGAAAGTGGTAGTCATTTAATTCAAAATAAGTTTGGTACTTTTGATAAAAGAGAATTAAAATATGATATTGACATGCTTAAAAAAGTAGGATTAAGTATGTTATATAAATCTTCTGGTTATGATACAGGACAAATTCCTGGAGAAAGCATCGATCCTGAAAAACTGGAAGGTTCTGATGGTTATGGAGATATTGGAAATCAGACAGTTTTGCCAGACTTTATTTTAAATAATAGATTTGTCAAAAGAGACTTTAAAAGTGTAAGAGCTTTAAACTCAGAAAGTGCACCAAAAAATAGTTCTGGTCGTCCTTTCAATGAAGATCCTGAAATTTTAGGTCAAGAAGAAGGAAACAATTCAAAAACTTTTGGTTCAGTTTACAATGATTCTGTACATTTTGACGGCAAAAATAGAAAAATTCTTATGATTAAAGCTTCAATTGCATGCAAATCTGTGATTAATATTGCAAAAGAATTTTATGAAGAAATTAAAGCTTCAATAACAACAACGCCAGACGAAACTAATCCGAGTTTTGCCAATTTAACTCAATCAAAAACAACTACTGGACCTTATTTTTTAGGAAGTTCAAGAGGGGTTCTGTCAGCCAATTTAGATTTAATTAGAAAATCATTAATTACTGCAACAAAACATGATTATACAAATTGTATAGATGCAGGAATTGAAGTAATGTTTGGTAATCTAGAATCAGAAAATTTAGATAGTATCGTATTTAAACAGTCTCCAGGTCAGTTATTAGCAATTTGTTTATCAGCAATTAAGTCATATGAAAAAATGATAGATTTAATTAATGAAAGAACTTTGAATCAACCTGAGAATATTGCATCATCTGTTATTGGAATTTTAAATACTTTAAAAGATAACAACCTTATTAAATTTTTAAATGTACTTGCTACAATTGGTGATCGAGCACTAATGGCTTCTGGTGGTAATAAAGACTTAAGCGTCAAACAATCTATTAGAAATGTAGATAGTTTAAGTGATGCTGCCGGTAATCGCCCTGGAAAACATAGAAAACGTAACGGGAGAACAATAACACAGGTTGCATGGAATCAAAACGAAACAATTAATTCCTATATATTACCTTTGAATATAGTAAGAGCTAGTGCAAAGTTATCACAAGGAAATAATTCTCCTAATCCTGTTAAATCCATGTTAGGTTCTGGACTTTATGAAAATACATATTTGTCTGTGAATAATGACGGAGCCGGCTCAAGAATACCAAATGAAGTAGTTAAAGAAATAGAAGATCGTCTAGACGCTGAATATGTTCCTTTTTATATACAAGATTTAAGAACTAATGAAATCATATCTTTTCATGCTTTTTTATCATCTTTATCTGATACTATTACACCAAACTTTAACTCTACTCAAGGTTATGGACGAATGGATCCAGTACAGATATACTCTGATACAAAAAGATCAATCACGGTTTCTTTTACTTTAATGGCGACTTCAAGAGAAGATTTTGATTTAATGTGGTATAAAATTAATAAATTAACAACATTAGTATATCCGCAATGGACACAAGGTACAAAAGTTTCTAATGGTGGCGATAATGTTTTTATTCAACCATTTAGTCAAGTTATTGGAGCATCACCATTGGTAAGATTAAGAGTAGGTGATGTTGTTAAATCAAACTATTCTAGGTTTAATTTGTCAAGAATATTTGGCATTGGTGATTCAAATATTACAACAAAACCTCAAGGTCAATCTTTATTATCACAAGGATTAGATTTTGTTGAAGATAATACACCGATTAATTTTGATGCAATCCAAGAAGCTGCAATTAAAACCCTAACATTGGCTTTTGGTTCTCCAGCACAATATTTAAATATAGGAAATGTTCAAGACACTGCATTGGATCAATTATCAGTTTTAAATTTTAACCTTGGAGCAGCTGCTCAGAAAACATTGTCAGCTGCTCAGGAAACATTGTTAACATTATTACACAATGGATTTGTTAATCCACTTTTGATGACAGCAGTGATTAATAAAATAAGTACACCTAATCTAAGTATTGACAATTTAAACGAGGTAAATTTATTGGGTATCGGTAATGCGGCTGATATTGTAAATGCCGCTTTGGAATCGTCAGGAGTATCTGATGCTTTAGATTTAATTGGGTCGACTTTTCAAAAGCCAGTGGTGAAAGCAAATACAAATCAAGGATATAGGACACCAGATCAAAGAATAATTTATCTTTCAAAAAATACAACAATTAAAATTTTAGAAGATAGTAATACATCTGGAGAAAACCAAAAAATATTCAAAGCTCTAATATCAGATTCAAATTCTGATTTAGATGGAGAAGAAATATTTCTTCAATTTTCAGATTTATATTTTAGTCCTGATTATTTATTTAGAGCATCTGGTGTCGGTAATTTATTTTTTGCAGCAGAAGGAATAGAATCTTTTGCTGACGAAGGTGTTGACATACTTCAAGAAAACAATGCTAAATATGGTGCAACTCCAGGATTAGCAGATTTAGCAAAAAATCTTTATAAGAAAGACGAAGTAATGTTTATGGAACCAAAAGAAAATCCATTTACACGTGCTTATGAAACAACAGCAGGAAGAGGTTTAGCAGGAACTTTAGGAGGATTAACATTTGACTGGGGGAATGGAGATACTTTTACATGGGAAATCGATCATAATGCACGTGCTCCAAAAGGTGTAAAGATTACTTTTAATCTGGCAGTCATACATGATATTCCACCTGGAATGGATCATAGCGGATATAATCGTGCACCTCTTTATAATGTTGGTGAAATAATGAAACATGTCGCCGGCGATCCTTATTCAGATGGAGCTGCTATGAGCAGATTTAGGTACGAGTCGGCAAGAAAAGACAAAAAATCTGGAGAATAAATATGGGACTTTCAAGATACTCATTTTCAAAAAAAATTACCTTTAATGGTAAAACAATTTATGGAACAAACAGATTAAGTGCAAACATTTATAATGCTGTAGAAAATAATTCAATTTCTTTTCAAACTTATACTTTAACTGAAGGTGAAAGATTAGATGTTATTGCTGGTAAGTTTTACGGAGATGCAAGTTATTGGTGGATAATTGCCGCGGCATCTGGTATCGGCTGGCCGCTTCAAGTTCCTCCCGGTACTTTTTTAAGAATTCCGCAAAATTTAAATGATGTATTTGGATTAATTTTATGAGCAGTGATTATATTTCAAACAACCCTAATGTAAGAATCAATATTCTTAGAAAAATAGCAAAAGAATATGAAGGTTATATAGCGGGAATTGGAGGAGATAATACTTTATACAAGTTTTCACCAGACTCAGAATTAAAAGCATTATTAAAACCAGGTGAAGAAAGCAGAACAAAAAACAACATGTCTGAAGAACAAAAGCAGATACGCCTAATTGAACAAGCTTTAAATGCAATATTAGATACTGCAAATGGAGCATATCTAACTAAAGATTATTTATCAAAAAGTAAAATATATAATGGTATTGATATATCAAAATTAGGTGATAATGCAACCTCATCAGAAGAAGCTTTATTATTAGGTAAAAGTTTAAAAATATTAACTCAAAAAAAGTTAATCAATAGTATTATAGATGCTCCATTGAATTTAACGCCTAGTACAGGTATAATCACTACTAGTACATCTCCGTTTAATGATGTATCAGAAAGAGGATTAATATTTACACCAACAGAAGCTTCAAAAAAAGAATCAGATTTAACTGAAGAAGAGAAAAAAGATAGAAAAAAACAATCAAAAATTGATAAGCTAAAAAGCAAATATAACACTTTCGATAAATTTAATGAATTAAAGCCAGATCAAAAAGAAGCAATTGCAAAAGATTTAGATTTAAAAGTTTCTGAAATAGAGTCAGCACTTAAAAAAAGAGATGCAGAAAAAAACACATCTCAAAATGCAAAAGAAAAACTAATTCAAGCAAGAAAAGATGCTGTTGCAAAATCAAATAATGGTTCTTTAAGAACTGACAATGTCAATATTGCAGACATTGATAATTTTATTTTAGAAAACCCAGGAAGACAAACAGAAGAAGTAAAAGACAACTCAGGAAAAGTAATCAGTTCAAATTCTGCAGTACTTGTTTCTTTACCGATTAATAATGATCAATCAGGAAATCAAAAAAATCCTAATTTTGCAATGAGTGCATATGTTTTTTGCAACCAAAGTATTCAAAGGTCTGGAAAATCAAAAGATTACTTGAGTCTTTTTCTAAATGGAATTCCTCCTATTGAAATGTCAAGATGTACTCCCTATCTAGATATTACTGTATATCATAAAAACAAGTCAAAAAACAAAAAAAGGTTTTTAAATCATGAATATCATATGCGATTTATTAAACAAGAAAACGGAGAATTTGTTTTATCTGAAGGTGCAATATCTAATGCAAAAAGATTAAATGGAGCTCCAAGAGAAAGTGGTCTAGATTCAAGTTTTATGTCGATTTTTACATCCCCACAGACCATGGCAAATGGAAATATTAATAAAGGCGTAAATGCAGACAATATATTTAAAAACTACACAACTTCAGATAAAAATTCTATAGGGGACCAAAGATTTTTAGAACCTATTGTTCCTTTATTAACTTTAAACTCTTTTCAGGTCACGATTGCTGGCATGGGATATGGAATGGTTTCCTCCAGAAAAGGAAGTATGTCTTTGGTGTTGCATGATAGAAGTCGATTGCAAGATTTTGCACCTTTGATTAGTTTAAATCAATTATCAGGTACTAGCATAAGGGTAGAATTTGGTTGGAGTCATCCAGATGGTAATCCTTTGACTAGTAAAAACGAAATAGGTAAATTTTTAAATGCAATGAGAGATGTCCAGTTTTATAATTTGCTAGGGTCAAATCTTTCATTTCAAAATAATTCTGTAAATATTGAAGTTCAATTAGCTTCTGCTGGATTTGAGTTCATGTCAGACGTATCTGCTGCAGCAGGTTATTATTCTCCGCTCAATTTTATTAATAAAAAGCTTAATAAAATTATTAATGACATTATTGAAAAAGAATCAAATACCAATCAGCCAATAGAAAATTCTCCTCAAGAAAAAGTGCTTAAACAAATGAAGATAATAAGGACAGCAATTACTTCACAAACAGCTGTAGTAAAGTCTGAAGATTATAAAAAAGTTTTGTCTGAGTTAGAATCAGATAAATCAAACATTAGCAAGTTAAATACAGTGTTGAAAACATTGGGATATGTCAATGATGAATCAAAAGAAGTTAAAAACGCAAGTGAATTAATTAGTTTAATTAATGAGGATGAACTTAAAAAATCTTCAAAAGAAAGATCTTTGTACACATCCAAGCTAATAAAAGATAAAATTGCAATTGCAAGATTGACCGAAGATTTTGACCTTTTAGAAACAACAAACACAGCTTTTCAAAATAAAATAATGAATTCAGGAGATTTGACAAAAGCACCAGATGAAGCAAACGTATTAGATGATTTAGGTTTAAGATTTAGTGAAACAATAAGCTTTGGAAAATTAGTGCTAATGTATTGTGCATTACCAATGATGTCAACTTGTGAATTTGCTGATGTTCAAGTTTTCTTTTATCCGATTAATAATAGAGCAGGTGGAGCTAGAAGATTTACAACTGCATCTTTACCTATTGAATATAGCATTGTTCGTAATGCTATTGATGAAAGATTTAAAAATGAAGGAAATATTTCTGTAAAAGGTATGTTTAATTTTTTAGCAAATCTTTTTGAAGACACAGGTTTAAAAACTTATGGCATCGGAGAAACTTTTGACTTTGACAAAGAAAACGAAAAGCTTTCAAAAGAAGATCAAGAAAAGAAAAAACAGGAAGCAATCGATGATTATTTAAAAGATAATCAAGAAAAATTAACTCCCGAAGAAGAAGCAAAAGGTAAAAACAAAGAATTGACTGAAGAGAAAAAAGAAGCAATTTATAAATTAAGTCTTAAAAAAGCTTTTAGAAATCGCTCAAAAGAAAAAATAGCACAATTTTATGAAAATGATAATTTGCCTGCTGAAAATTCTAATGAGTTAGTTTTACCTAATTTGCAAATGCATATGGAAGTCTTGCCTGCAATTGATCCGGAAATTTCAGCTAAAAGCGCGTCAACAATTGAAAATTTCTTTTTTGGTGCAATCAAAAAGCAAAATGAAGACGGATACTTGGATGATAAAAAAATATTAAGAATTCATGTTTATGATACTAGATCGAATGGAAATCCTCGTGGAGAGTTATTAAACAAAATATTAAATGATGATGTTGCAAATTTTTTAACAGGAAACTTATCTCATGTTGCAAATGATACTGATAAAGTAAAAATAGTAAGAGAAGATACTAAGTCGTCAAAACTTGTTAGTAAGATACCTACAAGAGAACTTAAATATTATGTTAAAAGAAGTTATCCTAACGTTACATGGGGTGCATCAAGCTCTGTGATAAAATCATTATCAGTTTCAAGTAATACTAGCGATAAAGTTTCAAAACTGATAATGATTAGAAGGCAAGCAGACGAGAGAGCCGCGGGCGGAGCAAAAAATAGAGTAGGTCCAGAAGAAGAAGTTTCAATTAACCCATCATCAATTAGTTTAGAAATATTAGGATGTCCTTTTATTGATAGAGGAACTCAGATATTTGTAGATACTGGAACCGGAACTGATTTAGATAATGTTTATACTGTAAATAATATAACACACAGTGTAAACTCAGGTATGTTTATGACTAGTTTAAGTTTAACTTTAACTGCGCAAGGTGCAATATCTAGTACGAGGAAAAATCTTGCAAATAAACTTAAAACTGCAGTCAAAGTAATAGAAGAAAACTCTGAAACAAAAACAACATGACCTGGATAAAACCTATTATGAATATTGGTATAAAAATAACTAAAGGATACAATTTCTCAGATAACACACTAGTAATAGGAAACAAAAAAAATATATTATCCCTAAACGAAATAAACGAAATAAACAGATTGTTAAATCTGAAACAAATTAAAAACAAAAAACAATATTTTGATAAATTATTAACTTCTTTGAATGCATCAAAACAGGATGTGAATCGTTTAATTAACGTAAAAAATAAAAATATTTATTTGAAATACCTAAAAGAAGAAATAGAAAAGTCTAAAAATTACATTACTAGATATTTTTTTGAAACTTTACCATTAAGACTAGAATTATTTGAAAAGATTATAACACTAGAAAATTGTAAACCAACTATTTATGATCACAATACAACGACAGGAAGACTAAAAGTAATTGGTGGTACTAATTTTTTAACAATGAAAAGTGAAGATAGAAATAGATTAAAACATAAAGATGATAAAAAGATCATTCAAGAAATAGACTTTAAATCTTGCGAACCTAATTTTTATTTAAAAAGTAAAGGAATAGAATTTAATGGATCAGATGTTTATAATTTTTTAATGAAAAAATTAAATATTGAGTGTGAAAGATCAAGCTTTAAAAGAGGCGTACTTTCAATAATTTATGGTGCAAATGAAATAACAGTATCAAAAATATCTAAAATACCTGTTAAGAAAATAAAAGAAATAAAACAAATATTCGATATTGATAATTTTTCAAATAGTCTAGAAAAAGAATATAAAGAAAAAGGTTATATTGAGAATTATTATGGACGTCCTTTATTCTCAAAAAACAATTTAGTAAATCACTGGATTCAATCTTCTGCAGCTGATTATTGTTGTTTAGCATTTAGAGAATATTTAAATAAAAATACATCAATCGAATTGCACGGAGTAATTCATGACGCGATTATTGTTTCTGATTATCAAAAAATAGATATTAATACAATAAAAGAGTCAATATCAAATATAGAAATCCCAGTATCAATTAAGAGTTTAGGAGATAATTAATATTATGAAAAAATTAAAAGAATTAAATTTAAACGTAGGCAGATCACCTGCAGAATACCCAGGAACGTCAACTAAATTTCCAATTGGTTATAATGGACAATTTATAGGAAATGCTGATACTTCAAATAGTAGAAGAATGCAAGTTGTGGCTAATTCAAATGAAGAAGCCGGTTTAGAAGAAGAAGAATTATTAGAGCAAGAGGATGACATGATAAAAGAAATTTTAAATGCTAGAGTTAAAAAAGAAAACAAATATTCATTATTAGAAACTTTAGAAAATATATCTGAAGTTGAGTCAGAAGAAGTTGAAGAAGAATCATATGAAGAAGTTAATTTAGAAGAGTTTTCAGGATCTGCGGCTGTTGTTGGTGCAACCGGTCCATTTGGTGACGAAAAAAGAAAAAATATATCATCAGCAGAATATCTTCAAAAAGAACAAATTGAAAGAATGAGAATATTGGAAGCTTATCATCAAAAAACTTCAAATAGATTAAAATAATTTTGTACCTTACACACACACACTATATAATTGCTAAGCAATTAAAAATTAAAAATTAAACATTAACAATTGCAAATTAAACATTAAAACGGAGAAAAATCATGGCTATTGATTTTGAAGCTATCAAGCGCAAACTAGAACGACTCAGCGGAAACAATAAATCACAAAATGTAATGTGGAAACCACAACCAGATGAAGAATATAATGTTCGTCTTATGAGTTTTCCAGATAATGACGGTCAACCCTTTAAAGAGTTGATGTTTTATTACAATATTCCTGGGCAACGTGGTCTTTTGGCACCATCTCAATTTGGTGAAAGAGATCCAGTTCAAGAATTAATTAACAAACTTCGTGATGAAGGTACAAAAGAAAGCTATGAAATGGCAAAGAAATTGTATCCTAAAATGCGAGTTTATGCCGCAGTAGTTGTAAGAGGCGAAGAAGATAAAGGTGTACAGCTTTGGGGTTTTGGAAAGCTTGTTTATCAAAAACTTCTTGGTATTATGCTTGACGAAGATTACGGAGATATCACTGACCCCAAATCAGGTCGTGATATTAAAGTAATTTGTTCTAAACCACCCGGTCAACAATGGGCAAAAACAGAAATTCTTCCTCGTGGACGATCAACAAAACTATCTGATGATACATCAAAAGCAAAGGAATGGATGACTAATATTCCTGACATTAAAGGTATATTTAAAACAAAGTCTTACGATGAACTTAGTAAAATTGTAAATGACTGGCTCAATGGCGACAACGAAGATGATGAAGGTACTGAAAAGTTTGGAAGTAATACTTCTAACGATGATGATACACCTAAATCAGGCGGTGGAAGCGGAAAATCTTATAATGACTTAGACGATGCATTCGCAGACTTGATGTCATAAATAAGCAATCAATAAAAGATTAATCTTTTTTCGGGGAAGTATGAAAATACTTCCCCATTTTTATATTTATGTAGTGATAGATTACTAAAAAAGAGAAACAAATGAATAATGTCACTGCAAATAGTATCGATAGACGTTTATTAAGAGAACAAATAAAAAGAAAGATGTTGACTGAAGCAAGACACAATCTTGCGCAAAAAGTAATAGAAGAAAGATATGAAAAAGGAATAACTAGCCTGTCTATATTTGATTTTGCGCCAAAAGAAGATATAAAAGAAATTATTAATTTTGCGCAGGAAAACTTAAATGAAGTTAAATATGCTGCAAGAATATTAAGAGAGCAAGTATACTCAGGTCAGTTAACCAATTCTAAGCATAAAGTAAGTCAAGTATTAAGCAATGATATAGAGCTTAAAGGTCAAAAAATTAGACTTCATGAGATATCAGACTTTGCATTAGATATGCTTTTTGGTTTCGGTCCAATGTTAGGATTAATTCCTTTGCCGGGTTTTGAAATAGCAGGTAGTGGTATTGCTATAGCAGGATTATTGTATTATGGATATAAGTTATATCAAGCAGTTAGAGCTGAAGATGGTTTGGAAATATTCATACAGGGAATATCAGTTTTATTTGCAGCTGCTGCTGTCTTTCCAAGAGTTGGAGCAGCTTTTGCTGCAGCAGCAAAAAAGGTATTTGATTTCTTTAAAGGCTTTAAAGGAGTCGCTTCAAAATCTTTATTGTCTGTTGCAACAGGAGGTGTTTCTAATGTGGTTGCAAAATTTGGTAAAGAAGCAGTAGAACAAGGGGCCAAGGAAGTAATTGAACAAGGAACAGTAAACGCTATGAAAGAACTTGGGGAAGAAATTATCACAAATCAAGAAACCCTTAAAAAAGGTGCTGAAATTGCTTCTAGCGGCGCGAAATATTTAGATTATGCCAAAGACTTATTAAAAGGAATGAAAGATGGTGCTGCAACAAAATATTTAGGAAAAATACCTGTTATTGGTCCTAAATTAAGTAGTATAGTTGATAATTTATTAGAAGTCTTCCTAGCGGGTGGGTCTAAATTAAAAGATATAATTATTAAGAATACAAAAACAATGGCAGAAGTTTCAGAAGTAGCTGTAAAAGAAGGTGTTGATAAAGTAGGTACTGGTGCATTGACAACAATTGCAGTTGCGACTACCCAAGCTGAAAAAAAGGCAGCACAAGAAACTTTAGAAGCTTTAGCAAAAGAAAGTGATGAGCTAGCGGCCGCAGCACGTCAATTAGGTTATTTAGATGAAGCTTTCGAAACAGCAGCAAAAGCCACAACAAAAGGAAAATCTGGTGCCAAAGGAATTCACAAAGCTGGAGAAAAACTTCTTGGTGAGTTTGATGTAGTAATGTCAAAAATGAGTCAAGAAGCTGCCAGTATAGGAAAAAACGCTAGTGGTGATGCAATTGAATTAGTACAAAGAGAAATATTTAAGGCAGGAGAAAAATTAGCAGGGGTTGGAATAAAAAATAAGTCAACATACGCAAGTGTAACAAAAATATATAAAGGACTATTTCAAACAGCACAAGATATTGCTGTTATATCAAAAACAAGTATATCATCTGCGATTAAAGAATTACCATCAGCGGCAAAAACTATAAATTTTGGGAATTTAAAGATAACTGGTCAAGCCGTTACGAAAGGCGGATCTAAAGTTGTAATTAAAGAAATAGTAGAAGAAGAAGGTAAAATTATGGTGAGGGCAGTAGCAAAAAATGGTAAAGTATATGCAAGAGAAATGACAGGAGATATTGCCAAACAATTGTCTGATAAAGGTATTTTTAAATCTATTTTTGGTAAAATGAATAATAATTTAGGTCGACAAGCAAAAGTTTTGGAAAGAAGAACTTTAAAAGCATCATTTTCAAGAACAGCTGCAAAAGAAGCAGAAGAAGCATCACTTAAACTTGCTGACGATATAACAACACAAACAGTAGGTGAAATAACTGAAGAAGTAGGTCAAGTAGCAGCAAAAGTTACTGCAGAAAATGCAGACAGCGTTATTAAAACGCTTATATCTCCTGAAAAATTAATGAAGGCTGATTGGTGGGTAAAATTAACAGGAGGCCTCTGGAATACTTTCTTAAGCGGGCTAGATGTTTCTGGAAAAACTAAACTTTCTAGAGTTGTAGATTCACAATCTTCAGATTATTATAATGTGGATCGATCAGAACTTGATGAAACCCTTAGACGGAAAAGTTTAAAATTTTTATATTGAAAATTATTCCGGAATAATGTATAATTCTTTATGTTAATAGATAAAGGAGAATACATGCCAAGTGATGATTTTACTAAAGACTTAATTAAGTCTCTCAATAAAGAAAAAGGAGCAAGAGTAGCTTATAATCTTGCAGTTGATGATAGCCCAACCCATGTTAAACGTTGGATCAGTACTGGTAGTCAAATGTTAGATTATATTTGTGCCAATCAAAAAGATGGCGGTTTACCTGAAGGTCGTATTGTAGAAATATTTGGACCTCCCTCAATTGGTAAGTCCCATATAGCAACACAACTAGCTCGTTCGACCCAACAAATGGGAGGAATTGTTGTTTATATCGACACAGAAAATGCAACATCAGTTGATAATCTTCGTGCTTTAGGGGTAGATGTTTCTTCTCGTTTTGTTTATGTTGATACACATTGTACTGAAGAGGTGTTGTCAATAGCAGAAAAAACAATCTTAAAAGCAAAAGCTCTTGATAAAGACGTTCCCGTTACAATTATTTGGGATTCTGTTGCTGCAACTTCACCAAAAGCTGAATTGTTGGGTGATTATGACAAAGAATCAATTGGACTTCAAGCCCGGGCAATTTCAAAAGGTATGCGGAAAATAACAGGTGTTATTGGGCAAACTAATTCACTTTTGATATGCCTTAATCAAATCCGAACTAAAGTAGGTGTAATGTATGGTGATCCAACAACGACACCAGGTGGTAAGGCAATTCCATTTCATAGTTCGATCCGGATTAAATTAGGCGCAGGACAACCGATTAAAGATGGTGATGATGTAATTGGTATTAATGTATCAGCAAAAACAATAAAAAATAAGGTTGCACCACCTTTCCGGGTTGCAAAGTTTCAAATACATTTTGGAAAAGGGATTGTTGAGCACGAAGAGCTTTTTGATTTGTTAAGAAAGCATGGCGAAGAGATAATTAATAATAAATCAATCAAGGTGTCAGGAAGTGGTCAATGGAAGAATTTTCAAGTTGTTTGTTGCGAGTCTGGTGAAGTTTTGATTGAGAAAAAATTTAGAAAAACAGCTTTTAATGAACTAATGAAAGATCCGGATTACAAACCTTATTTAGATCAGTTAGTAGAAAAAGCAATGGTAAAAGTTATGACAACAACTGACGGCGTTGATATCGATACAGAATCATTAGCAGAATTAGAAGCATTACAACAGGAAATGTTTGATAATGAATAGATGTCTTATAATAGACGCATACAATCTTTTTATAAGACATTATGTTGCGAATCCTGCAATGTCAAAAAACGGCGAACAAGTCGGTGGCATTGTAGGATTTTACAATAACATGACAAAGTTAATTGACAAATGCAATCCCACAGATGTTTATGTTATTTGGGAAGGTGGCGGTTCTATTAGAAAAAAAGCAGTGTATAAAGATTATAAGCGTCAATCTCGTCCGGTTAAGTTGAATCGATATTATGATGATATACCCGATACAATGGAAAATAGAAATTATCAAATTAAAACATTGATAAAACTTCTAGATAACTTTCCGATCACACAGTTGTATGTAGAGGGATCCGAAGCCGATGATGTTATTGGATACCTATGTAAATATCGTTTTAAATCCAGGCCTAAGGTAATCCTTTCCTCTGATCATGATTATTATCAGCTGCTTGACAATTTGACGATAATTTATTCACCTACACTCAAGACATTTGTTAATGAAAAGTTTGTAATTGATAAATTCGGAATACATCCACAAAATTTTGCATTGGCAAAGGCAATTGTTGGTGATAATTCAGATAATATCCCAGGAGTTCCAGGTGCAGGATTTAAGACTTTAGTTAGAGAATACGGTCATCTATTTCAAAATCCTGAGTTTGATTCGAATCGATTTGAACTTTTTATTGAGAATTCTGTTAAAATGGAAAAATCAAAAAAGAAAATATATAAATCAATTAAAGAAAATGAAGATATGATTGAAAGAAATTTTAAAGTTATTAATCTAGATGTTGACAATTTGGCACATTACCAAGTAAATAAGATTGAACAAAAACTTGAAAACCATCAAAAAACATATAATAATATAAACATACACAAACTACTAAATGAAAATGCAATTAATAGCATTGACGTCTACAACACAAAAATAATTTATAATAGATTATTGAGGTAAAAATATGAATATGACCCCCGACCATGTGGAAAGTTATTTTTCCAAATATGGAAGAACGTTTCAAGAAAAAATCTTCCAAGCAATGTTAACAGATCACACATGGTCTGCGCAAATGATTGAAGTAATGACCCCTGAATACTTTGAATTAAAGTATCTATCTTATCTTTGTGATCGTCATTTTAATTTTTATCACAAATATAAGAATTTTCCAACAATGCAGCTTCTTGTTTCTATTATTAGAGATGAATTAACAACAGGAGATGACGTCGTTTTACGTGAGCAAGTAATTGAATATCTTTCACGTGTTAAAAATTCGCCAAATCAAGGTGATTTAGAATTTGTTAAAGAAAAAACTCTTGATTTTTGCAAAAAACAAGTATTACGTCAAGCTTTAGAAGACTGCGTACAAGCAATCACAGCAGAAAATTATGAGTCGGTTTTGAGTATCATGAAAGATGCTGTTTCTAAAGGTACACCTGCTACAATTGGTCATGATTTCTTTGAAGATTATGAAGCACGTTTTACTCGTTTAACTCGTATTTGCTGCCCAACAGGACTTGATGCATTGGACAAAAAAGAAGTTTTAAATGGAGGTCTTGCACGTGGTGAAATTGGAGTTATAACAGCACCAACAGGAGTTGGAAAATCTCACTGGTTGGTTCACTGTGGTGCTGAAGCTCTGAAGCGAGGCAAAAATGTTTTGCATTATACATTCGAGCTAACTGAAACAGCTGTAGGTGTTCGATATGACTCTCACCTTTGTGGTATTAACTCAACTGATGTGATCGAGAAAAAAGATGAAATTTTGAGTAGGTATGAAGGTAATGATTACGGTCGATTGATAATTAAAGAATACCCAACTGGATCAGCAAGTATCGTGACTATTAAAAATCATTTAGAAAAATTGGCAATGAGAGACTTTAAACCTGGATTAATTGTAATTGATTATGCGGATATTATGAGGTCAACACGTCAATATGATTCTTTGCGTCATGAACTTAAGTTGATTTATGAGGAATTAAGAAACTTAGCGATGGAACTAAAAATACCAATTTGGACAGCATCGCAAGCAAATAGAGAAGCCTCTGATAAAGAAGTTGTAGGACTTGGCAATATGTCTGAAGCATATGGAAAAGCTATGGTTGCCGACGTTGTTCTTTCAATATCACGCAAACAATTAGAAAAAGCAACAGGAGCTGCACGCCTGTTCGTTGCAAAAAATCGTGCGGGACAAGACGGAATTCTATTTCCAATTAGAATTGATACAGCAAGAAGTCATTTTGAAATAATTGACGATCCTAATTCACTTTCTGTATTGGACATGGTAGAATCCGCGCATACAGGCACCAAAGACATGCTTAAGTCTAAGTGGAAAGAAATAACAGGAAAATAAAATTTATTGGAGAAATTAGATGTACGATTACAACGAAGTGTATCAAGCCAGCCTTGAATACTTTAACGGAGATGAATTAGCGGCTAGCGTGTTTGCCGGAAAATATGCCTTGCAAGATGCTGAAGGCAATTATTTAGAAAAAACACCAAAAGACATGCACAAAAGGCTTGCTAAAGAATTTGCAAGAATTGAGGATAAATACCCAAATCCAATGTCAGAATTAGAAATATTTAGATTGCTGCATAATTTTGAATATATCGTTCCTCAAGGTTCTCCAATGAGCGGTATTGGAAATGAATCAAAGATACAATCTTTATCCAATTGTTTCGTAATACAGGCTCCTTATGATAGCTACGCAGGTATTTTAACAGCAGATCAAGAACAAGTTCAAATCATGAAGCGTCGAGGTGGTGTAGGTTTTGATGTTTCTACAATCCGTCCAAAAGGATTGTCTACTTCAAATGCTGCGAAAACAACTGACGGTATTGAAGTCTTTATGGAAAGGTTTTCAAACTCATGTCGTGAGGTCGCACAAGGTGGTCGTCGAGGCGCCTTAATGTTGTCTATCTCAGTTCATCATCCGCAAGTTATGGATTTTATTAAAATTAAGCGTGATCTTAAAAAGGTAACCGGTGCAAATATATCAGTTCGTGTAACAGATGAGTTTATGAATGCGGTTAAGCATGGTGATCATTATCAGCTTCGATGGCCTGTTGAAAGTATAGCTGAAGGTGGCGGTGTTCCTGAAATCGAAGAGAAGGTACTTGCTCGAGATGTTTGGGATTCTTTAATTGAGTCTGCACATGCATCAGCAGAACCTGGTGTTTTATTTTGGGACACTGCAAAAAGGAACACGCCTTCTGACGTTTATGAAGGACAAGGATTTGGTTCTGTTTCTACTAATCCTTGCGGTGAAATTATACTTTCTCCGTATGATTCGTGTCGTTTAATGCTTGTTAATCTTACATCTTTCGTACAAAATGCTTGGACACAAGAAGCTTATTTTGAATGGGGTAAATTTGCTAATATAGTTCAAAAAGCCCAACGTCTAATGGATGATATGATTGATTTAGAAATAGAACAAATTGACAAAATCATGGACAAGATACGTCGTGATCCCGAACCTGATGATGTTAAAGAAATCGAACTTAGGTTATGGCATAAAATAAGACAAGCGGCAGGTGTAGGTAGAAGAACAGGATTAGGTATAACAGGTTTAGGCGATTGTATTGCAATGCTAAACCAGCAGTATGGAGATCCAGAATCGATCAAAACAACCGAAGAAATCTACAAATGGTTGGCTTTGAATTCATACGAGTCTTCAATTCAATTGGCAAAAGAACGTGGAGCATTTACATGTTGGATGCACGAAAAAGAAAAAGATCATCCGTTTCTTCAAAGAATTATTTCAAACTTGTTGCCTGAGCGTCAAGAAGATTATAAAAAATATGGAAGACGTAATATTGCAAATACAACAACAGCCCCTGCCGGATCTGTTTCATGCTTGACACAAACAACAAGTGGCATTGAACCAGCTTTTATGCTTTACTATAAGCGTCGTAAAAAGGTTCAGAATAATGAAGAAGTGACTTTTGTTGATGACCTAGGTGATAAATGGACAGAGTTTTTGGTGTATCACCACAAATTTAAGGAGTGGATGGATCATTGGCATCTTGGAGACAATGAAGTTGACGATGTAATTCAGAATAGTCCGTATGCCGGAGCAACTGCAAATGAGATTGATTGGGTTGCAAAAGTAGACCTTCAAGCAGCAGCACAAAAATGGGTATGTCATGCTATTTCAAATACAACTAACCTCCCTAACGATATCGATGTAGAAACTGTTAAAAAGGTATATATGAAAGGTTGGGAGACTGGCTGTAAAGGAATAACAGTTTATCGAGACGGTTCTCGCTCCGGTGTTCTTGTCTCTGCTGATGAAAAGAAAGAAACAAAATTTGAACAACGATCTGCTCCAAAAAGACCTGAAGTTTTAGAATGTGATATTTTTCATACAAGTGTCAAAGGAGAACGCTGGGTTGTTATGGTTGGACTTTTGGAAGGTAAGCCTTATGAGGTATTAGGAGGTGAAGCAAAATTAATAGAAATACCACGCAAGTTAACTAAAGGAACATTGTCAAAACGTGTCTTTAAAACGACAAACAGCAAGTATGACTTAACTGTAGGTGAAGGTGACGGAGAGCTTTCTATTAAGGATGTTGTTTCTGTATTTGATAATCCTAATCACGCAGGTTATACGCGAGTTATTTCAACTTCTTTACGTCATGGTGTACCAGTACAATTCCTTGTTGAACAAATGCAAAAAGATAAAAATGCAGATTTGTTTTCTTTTAGCAAGGTTATTTCACGTTGTTTAAAGACTTATATTAAAGACGGTACTAAGTCAAGTGTCAAGATATGTCAAAATTGTGGAGCAGAAGATAGTATAGTTTATCAAGAAGGCTGCGAAATGTGTAAATCTTGTGGAAGTTCCAAATGTGGATAGATAATTAAACTTATATTACATGGGAGCCAAGAATGAATCTTACGAGAAATAAATTAAGAAAACTAATTTTAGAAACACTTGAAGAAGCAAGATACACTGATCAAACTGCAGCGAGATACGGACAAGCAGGGGCTTTTGGCGGAGGAATGCTTGGCACAATTCCAGCTCCTGTTGCAATTGCAACAGCACCAGTAGGTGCTTATTTAGGCGAAAAAATTGGAACAATGATCGCAAATTACCGAGGCTTTAAGACGGGTCCAGTCCCAGCGGATGACCCTTTACACCCAGCTAATTTATTTGAGTTTGCACAAGCTGCTGAATTTAACCTTCAAAGAATTGAACAAAACATAAGAGAAAACGGAGGATTTGAAAATAAGATAGTTTACAGTGTAGATGATTTTGACATATTAGAAAATCCAGACACAGCGCTTCTTGTTACAATTATTGAAAAGTTAGGCCTAGCAGATCCTTCACCTATCATTTCAAAAGCAGTAAATTTTGTAAGCAAAATACCGGTAATTGGACCGATGCTTACTTAGTTTTTAAATTTAAATTTAATCTTAAGGCACATGTACATGTGCCTTTTTTTGTGTATAATAAAAGTATAACACAAAGGAGTAAAAATGCTTTGGACATTTAATACAGATCAAAGAATTAAAGAATGTGAGTTAAGAGACAACCCAATTATTATCCGGGTAAATAAATTTGACGAACAAAGCGCACAAGAGTTTTGCACTAACATGTCTCTTGCGCATTGTACAGGACAAGAAATCATACCTATCGTAATCGATTCATATGGTGGTCAAGTTTATAGCCTAATGAGGATGATTGGGGCAATTAAAGCATCTCGACTTCCTGTTGCAACAATTGTAGAAGGTAAAGCAATGAGTTGTGGGGCTATCTTGTTTTCTTTTGGCGAAGAAGGCAGAAGATATATGGATCCTCATGCAACTGTCATGATTCATGATGTTTCGTCTGGTGCAATTGGAAAAATTGAAGAAATCAAAGCAAACGCTAAAGAGTCAGAAAGGCTAAACGATCAAGTTTACGAAATGATGGCACGTAATTGCGGTCAACCTGATGAATTCTTTAAAAATAAAGTCCATGAAATTGGTCATGCAGATCTCTATGTGCCACCAAAAGATGCAAAAGAATGGAATCTGGCAAATCACCTAAGAATGCCAAAATTTGATATCAATATCAAAGTTGAGATGCAGTTTTCATAATAAATTAATCATATCCTCCTAATTATAATAAAAGGGAGGAAACATGATTTCTGATTTATTATTAACATATATTGCTTGTACAAAAGCAACAGAAATGTGGTTCCATGCAGCTCATCACGTTACCAAAGGTAAAGGGTTTGCAGGGGACCACAATATTTTATATTCAAAAATATACGAATTGTTAGGCGATGACTATGATTCTTTAGTTGAAAAAGGTATCGGTCTTTTTGATGAAGAACAACTTGCTTGTCCTATATTAATATCTCAAATAGCATCTAAATTGTTGTCAAATTTCCAGTCTCCTGTTAATTGTAGTGATCATGAAATAGCAACAACAGGTTTACAGGTTTTAATTGATCATTTGCAAAGCTTAGAATACTTGTACGATGAGCTTGAAAATAGTGAATCGTTTACTATTGGATTTGATGATCTTTTAGCTTCGATGGCAAATGAATATGAGAGATATATATACATGTTAAAACAACGTATTAAGTAGGATAATATATGGCAATAGATAAGGTATTTTATAACGAAGCTTCTGCAGCTAAATTAGGTTGGACACCTGAATGGTTTGGAGTCGAAGAATTTGATCAAAAGCTTGTAAAGGCAATTAGAGAATGGCAAAAAAAAGCAGGAATTACTCCTGATGGAATGTGTGGGCCTGGAACCCATAGAAGAATTATGGCAGAAAGATTGGCCAATATTGATGACTATGAGCCTGATTTAATTCTTGAAAAAGATGAAAATTTTATTGTTCATCAAGGTAATTTTATTCCTATTGATTGGAAAAAAGTTGTTCTCTGGTCAGAACCCAATGGTTTGGCAATTGAAAAAGCTTATACACCTTATTTTGAAAAAAGAAAAATTAACATGTTTGTTAATCACTGGGACGTCTGTTTAGACTCTAAATCATGCGCAAGAGTTTTAAATAATCGCGGCGTCTCAGTTCATTTCTGTATTGATAATGACGGAACAATATATCAACTACTTGATACAAATCATGCAGCGTGGCATGGAAGCACTAGAAAAGTTAATCATAGTTCAATTGGTGTAGAAATTGCCAATGCTTATTATCCAAAATATCAGTCTTGGTATAAGAAGAAAGGATTTGGAGAAAGACCTCTTATGGAAAATGCTGTTGTTCATGGAGGAAAACTTGATCCTTTTACTTGGTTTTATCCGGAACAAATTAAAGCCCTTCAGGCTTTATGGAAAGCAGTTCATGATGCAACAGGCATACCTTACGAATGTCCTGTAGACGCTAATGGAAATACATCAACAACAGTAGATAGAAAAGTAGCTGGCGGAACTTTTAAAGGTTTTGTTAGTCATTATCACGTGACAAAAAAGAAAATAGACTGTGCAGGATTAGATATCAAAAACTTGCTTAATGAAATTAAATAAAAGCAAGTCTAGGTTATAATTATTAAACGAGTAAATATTTGCTCATTTAAGTTTAGTTTGTTGAGTCATGAATGTTGCAGTTAGTCTTAGTTGAAAATATTAGTATGCGATGTTTTCTAAAATATTTTTTAGGCAGAGGTAGATAGTGCCTAAAATTAATAGAAGAAAACTAAAAACTAATGACAAAATAATTGTAAAAGATAATTTCACAGGGGTTATAAGAAAAATAATCTTTCCCCACGAAACAGATTTTGGCATTGAAGGCGATTCAGAATTTGCTGAAAAAATTAGATTTTTTAACGGACTTAGTGGATCATTAACAAACTTGACAGATGGTACGTCTTATTTAATTGCCGGTGCTGGAACTTCAATAACAACCGGTTCAAATGGCGCAATAACAATTGAAGTAGATGGAACTGGTGGTTCTGGTACAATAACAGGTGTCACGGCAGGATCTGGATTATCAGGTGGAGGAATATCTGGTGGAGTAACTCTTGATTTAGCCTTTGATGAACTATCATCAGTTACACCAACATTAAATGATACTTTAGCAACATTAGATTCTGACGAAACAACTCATCAGAGAACAACAATATCAGCATTGGCTACAATCCAAGCGGGGTCTGGTATTGGTTCAGATTCTGGGCAATTGATAGCTGACTTAAATAGTTTGACAGCAGGAACTGTTGTAGGTGCTGATTCTATTGCCTTTATTGATGCAGATGATAATATAACAAAAAAAGATACAATAGGAGATTTTTTAACAGCGATCGCCGGGCCAGGTTTAGACGTATCAAGTAATCAATTAGTACCAGATTTAATTGAAGTAAGTTCTGCTGTAGTTGATGAGTCTGCTGATTATATTGTCATATTAGATTCAGATGATTCTTTTGCAACTAAAAGAGAAAGTATTGTTGATTTTATGTCTGCAGTTGCAGGAACAGGACTTGCAGCTACATCCGGTCAATTATCAGTTGATTCTTCTGTTGTACCATTATTATCTACAGATAATACATTTACTGGCAATAATATATTTTCAAATGGTCTAACCGGATCATTACAAGAAGTTAGTGCAGGCAATCCTTATCTTTTAGCAGGTACAAATATTGTATTAAGTACTGCTTCAAATGGTCAAGTTACAATATCAGCAAGTGGTATTGCAGCCGGAGCCGCTGGATCTGATACTGAAATACAATTTAACGATGGTGGATCTTCATTAGGCTCAGATTCGACTTTTGTATTTGATAAAAATTCAAATACGTTAACGGTCCCTAACATGTCTGGATCTTTGACACAATTATCAGATGGAACATCTTATTTAATTCAATCCGGAGGAATTAGATTAACAACAGAATCAAATGGCTCAATTACAATATTTTCACCTGATTTTAACGTTGGGAATGGTTTAGATAGGAATGGAGATACTTTAAGTGCAAACCTTAGGACAAATGGTGGACTAGAATTCTTTACTAATGAAATTCAAATTGATGATTCGATTGTTGCAACAATTAGTGGGTCTACTTTTACCGGCGCAGTTAATTTTAATCAAGGGTTGAGTGGCTCATTAACAAAATTAACAGATGGTTCATCTTATATTCAGGCAGGCGCAAACATACTTATAACGTCAGCATCGAATGGCGCTATTACAATAGCAGCAGCTACTGGCGGCGATTTAGGAACAATCACCGGCGTCACCGCCGGAACAGGTTTGACAGGCGGAGGTGCTAGCGGTATTGTAACGTTAAATATTGATAATTCTGTTGTTGCAACATTAACCGGTTCTATTTTTTCTGGAGACGTTGTAGCACAATCTGGTTTATCTGGGTCTTTACAAAGACTTTCAGATGGAACAACTAGATATTTGGTAGGTACAGGAAGTATAACTGTTTATACAGCTTCAAATGGTCAAGTTGTTGTAAGCGGAAGTGAATATACAGCCGGCACAGGTTTAAATTTAAATGGATATCAATTTTCAATAAATGATTCTGTTGTTGCTACATTAACCGGTTCACAATTTTCTGGAAACATAGGCGTAACTGGGTCGATTGAAGCAACGTCATTTTTTAGCGGGTCAATGTTTAAAGCACCTGTTGTGTCAGGATCATTAACACAATTGCATGACGGAACTTCCTACCTAATAGCCGGTGCCAATATTTCAATAACAACCCAATCAAATGGTTCAATTATTATCACAGGTTCAGCTTCCGGTGGTGGAGGAGGCTCGATCGGAGTTGTCTCCGGGTCAACTTCAATTGGGACAGTTTCAACGATCGCAGCATCAGACGGTTTTATTCTTAATGACGAAGGTAGTGGAAGAGCTGCCTTAACATCTTCAATTGGTATTGCTGAGGATGGCGATTACACAGATGGATTATTTACAGATTTCACGCCACAAACTCGATTAGGAATTGCAATTGACCGTTTTAATGAAATACTTAAACTTTTGGCACCTTCTCCTGCACCTGACCTGGATGATGTTGATGTTGATGTGGATGGAACAGATGCTTATCTTTCTTTTGGAACATCAAATGACTTGGAAGGGGAAGGAACGCCTTATTACTCTGTTGATACAACAGCCGGTTTTTCTGCAGTCGATGTTAATGGTTTGTATCAAACAGCAACAAACGGCAATAATTTAAGAGCAGCAATTTTTGCTGGAGCAACAAACATTGTAGGTGATCTAAATGAAGACGTTTCAGCTGATGGCACAAATTATCCGGAAAATTCTTTTGGTAATGCAGATCAAGGTGAATTAAGACTAGAAATAAATGGAGCTGTAATTCACACAGTAGATTTAACTTCATTTACTGGCACCGGTGACCCAGGTAGCGGAACTGCTGTTACAAATTCAACTGGATCATGCTTTACTAATTTTTCTACTGCAGCCGATGGAACTTTAGACAATGGAACTGCATTTCCTAATTTTCAACATCGCACAGGAAAATATAAAATAATTGCAGCTGATCAAAGACAAGGATGGAATTATGCAAGAGTAATTCATGTTTATGGTTCAACAACAATTACAACAAACTATATTGAATGGGTTAATGATGCTGATGCAAATGCATTGGCTGCTAGCGAAAACTCTTTGACATTTACCGGCGCAGGTTCTTTACACTTGTCAGGTATAGAATACTTTACCAACGGGTCAGCTGAATATTTAGTAAAAGTTGATAATGCGTATCGCAATATTTATGACACAACAAATATTTCATTTACTACCTCAACTGGTGGTTCTTTAAATACATCACCTAGTTTTTCAATTTCAGCACAATCAAAACCTACAATCGATACCGGTGCAGGAGAAGATCATACCAAAGCTCTGCACATCACAGGATCAGCATCAATAACAGCGACACAAATGTTGAGTGGTTCAATTACTGCTGGTGTCAGCGTAACGCATCCTTTGAAATCAAACCTGTCAAATTCAGGACAAGCTTCTGATGAAGGTATCCTTATATATAACCGGTCAAATACCTCAACAACATTAGTTGAAACGTTTTTAAGAGAAGATTATCGAATCATATCAGGAGCTTACGATACACAGGCAAGCTTGACAGACGTTGGAAATGTATGGGATTCAACTGTACATATGACTGCATCAAATGGAGATCATACAAACGGATTACAGTTTTTTAACCAACGTTTATATTCACCTACTAATACATTAAATAGCGGAGACTTTAGTACATTCTCAAACGGGCCCAGTGAAAACCCTGATTATTCAGGAATTACAGGTCAGCGAACATTTTACAGGTGGTTTAGGAATACAACAGGATCGACCCAATATGATTTTTCAATTGCAATCAATGGATCCGGAACAACCATTGTAAATGCTGCAACTGCCTTGAATAGCGGCCGAATTAGAGTTTTTGTAAAGTTTCCCTCAGATGGAACCAGAGAAACAGGATGGTTAGATCTAGCAACAGAATTTGTGCTTGATAGTTATGCAGATAATGATGGTGCTCACACAGCAAATGGAGGTTTATCTTTTGACTCAACCTTAAATGCAACAAATTACGTAACTTTAGGTACAGTTGGTATTGGCAATAACGAATACATTGGATTAAGAATTGAAGCAGATGAAAGCTGGACAGGTTATGTAAGTCAAATCACAGTTTCTTTTGGTGCCGGAACAGGAACAATCACTGCAATACCTGATTTAGACGATATTGATTGTAATGATGACGGAACAGATTGCAATCTTTCATTTGGGTCTTCTAAGTCAATTACAGGTTATACTAATTCATCAACCGCAGCTGGCTTCACCGCGGTTGATCTTAACGGACTTTACCAAACAGCAACAAGCGGAAACAACTTAAGGCAGTCTGTGTTTCAACTCGATAGAATTGTCGAAGGTGATTTAAATGAAGATGTATCAGCAGTATCACCTGACTATGTTGCTAATAGCTTCTCAGATGCGAACAGTGGTTCTCTGGCGCTTGAGGTTAATGGAAATACGGTTCATACTGTTGAAATAACAGGATCCTATAATCTAGTTGGTTCCGGAAACCCTGGGAGTGGAACCGGGACAAGCTTAAATGGGAATGGATCGGGTTTCTTTGATTTAAGTGTTTGGGCGCCTGCTGAATTTGATAATGATGTTCCTTATTATTTAGAAATATATAGAACAGGCAAGTTTAGAGTTCATACTTCTGACCAAAGGAACGGTTGGAATTATGCACGTGTAGTTCACAGTGGATCTTGGGGTGCACGAGCAACAAATTATGTTGAATGGGTAAATGATAATAATGCCGATGCACTAGGTTCAGCCGGCGTAGGAATAACATCTTTTGGTGATGATACATTTGCATATTCATCAGGTGTTAAGTTTTTTACATCGCCTTCTGGAAGTATTCTTTCTCGTATCTCAAACATTTATAAAAACGTTTATTCAGATAGCTCGAGCGCAATATCATTTATTAATCTTACAAATGCAACAGGTGCAAGAATAATTCAATCAGGATCAGGTTTATCATCAACAAAAAATACTGCATCTTCAACAGACTCATTGCAAACACTAAATACAAATACAGATTCTCAAAACGAATTATTACACGTGTCTGGAACGGTTAATTTTAGTCAGTCAAAATCTTTACCTGGTGATTTTACAACTGCATATAATTGTGCAGGTGGAATGAGATTTTTACATCCTTTTAAAACAACTCTAGACTTATCGACTCAAACCGCAACTGATCTTTTAGTTTGGACCCCTTCAGATACATCATCTGTTAATTATAACGAGTATTTTACTGATGAAACCCATAGATTAGTTAGTGGATCATATGACACGCAAGCTAGCGTAACAGATTCCGGAAATGATTGGGATAGTGAAAATTCAATTAACGATACAGGTTCGTATCCTGCCTATGCAACAGGCATGCTGGTTTACGATACTTACATAATGTCTCCCAAGAAAGGTGGCTCATCTGGCGATTTTAGAAATAATGATGACGGTGGTTCAATTGAAGGCCCTGGCGGGAATCCAAATTATTCGACGCTGACAAACGGGACAAGAGAATATTATAGAGGTTTTCTAAATCCAACAACAAATGATTTAGCAAGAATTACAATAATTCTTTATGGGTCTGGGACAATTGTCCCACTAACCACTTCCTTGGGGTCAAATGGAAACGTTCATGTAGAACTTAAAATCCCAGGTAAAACTGGATTTTTAGATTTAGGAACAGCATCTGCTGGATCTGGTAATATAAATGACGGTGATGGTTGTCTTTTTGGTGATCCGGATGCAACAATAGATTCTGGTGGTGCAACAAACGTTTGTACGTTTAATGGAGCAACTGTTGATGGAACAGCCTCAGGACAAGAGTATTTTGTAATAAAGATATCTGCTAGTGAAAACTGGACAGGTTATATTGACAGAATACAAGTGACGTGGAGTGGTTAATGGCAGGTAAAACCAATACGTCGGCAACGTTTTTTGCTCAGAAAAAATTATTAGGTAAAGCTCATACCTCAAATCTTAAAACAGATGGTGAAGAACTTATTGGATCGAATATCCAAACTGCGACATCACTTGTTTTTGGTGAAAAAATACCTTTGGCACCTGAAAGAACACTTTATCTTTTGCAATCTGCTTCTAATGATGACAATGCAACAGTAGAATATATACAATTCAATTTAGATGTATTGACAGGAACAACTTATGATGCAAATAATACAAATCCTGATGGAGGTGCAGGTTCTGATACAGGAGAAGATTCTCAAGTCGCAGGTCCTCATGCATATAAGTTTAGATTACCTTCTGACTATTCAAGTAGTACTTCAAATCCTAGGGCAGGCAATGGATTTTTTAATGATAGCGCACTCGTTCATGAAACATTAGGGATTGTTCAGTTAGTTCCGCCTTTCTTTTCGCAAGCTGCTCCTAATCCTTACATTGTTAAAATATATCAAGACGACGGTGGCGGCGGAGTTGGTAGTGAAATTCCGCTTCTTGATAATATTGATTGGAATGTAGACTTTTATAATGGGATTCTTTTTCTGCAAGACTATAATGCTTCAAAAATTCCAGCTTTCGCACGTGCATTTGCATATGTCGGAAAAATGGCAGAAGAAGTTATTGCATCTGGGTCTGGTGGATCTGGTGGCGGGGGTGGCTCTGGTGATGCTGCTGCAGAATATGTTTTAACAACTGCAACCGGTTCTTTGCCAAATGCCAAAGTTATTGAAGCAGGCACAGGTATCACAATCGTTACCGGTTCAAATTCAATTACAATATCATCATCAACATCAGCAATTAACGGTAGAGAAAAAACAACTTATTTTGTAACGTCATCACATACAGCCAATTCTGCTTTAAACATATCTGGGCCGGATTTTTCAACTGTTCAATATGATACAAATAAAATTGATATTAATCTAAACGGTCAATTGCTGCATACTGGATCTTCTTCACAAGTAATTGCAGGAGAAAGAGACTATTACTTATCCAATACTGGAAGTATTGTCTTTGGGTTTGATTTGGAAACAGATGACATTGTTGATACGATCATTAGTGTTGTAGGAGGTGGAAGCGGAGGAGGCGGCGGTGAAACAGCAGCATCTTATCTTGTTCTCGCAAATACAGGGTCTCTATCAAATGAACGAGCAATATCAATCGGTGCAGGATTAACTGCAACAGACGGCGGTGCTAACGGCAATTATTCTATTGTCAATAATAATGGCAATTATGTTTTTAACGAATATTTAGGACAAGGCAATGGAACAAATACTTTATTTACACTCGATAATACACCAACAGCAAATAAAAACATTTCAATATTTGTTAACGGACTTTTGCAAATGCCGTCGACAGATATCACGTCAGCACCTTTTCAAGACTATTCTGTTACCGGATCAAACATATACTTTACAACAGCATCTTTGCCTGATGCCGGCACAATTATTATGGCAAATTATACAACAAACGACGCAATTTAAGGACAAGTGAGATAATTATGAATATGAACACATTTCAAACATCAGATATTGGCATAGCCGCATATGTTATGATGAAAGGCCTTAAGTTAAAACAAGCGTCTAGAGGTCATAACGGCCGGTTTAGTTTTGTTTTCGATGATTCGCAAAATTTAGGAAAAGGATACGCTGTGGATTATGTAAATTCAGAATCTGCCAAATTTGATGCCCATATGAAGAACCTAAAAAATATCTTATATAAATCTTAATGACTCGAATATATAAGATCATTAGTCAAGTTAGTAGTTTCGTCCAGTTGATCACAGTATGCGCATAAAAGTAAAGTTTTTTACGAAACAAATTTAACAAAGGAGGAGTCAAATGGCTTCAAGAACACAATTAAGATTAGGACAATTGACCGGTTCATTTGGAACCGGCGCAATTAATGACCAAATCTCAGCTGCAGCGACAGGATCGATTGCAGTCACAGATTTAGAAGGAGTATTATCTCATCTTGCAGGCGCAATTAAGCGTATTCACGGTGAAGATAGTTTCTCACAAAATGCGGCAGGTGAATTTGCAGTTTCTGTAGTACCTTCATCTGCAGATGGTGCAGCTCTCGGTAGCGCAACAAACGAATGGTCAGATCTTTATCTTGCCGATGGTGGTGTTATTAACCTCGGTAATGATCAAGACGTAACCATTACACACGTTGCTGATACAGGCGTATTATTAAATGGTTCATCTCAAATTCAATTAAGAGATTCAGCAATCTTTTTAAATTCATCCGGAGACGGTGTTTTAGATATTGAAGCAGATACCACTATTAATATTGGTAATGACAACTCAGGTGTTGCTATTTCTATTGGTCATTCAACCTCAGAAGTAACTGTTAATGATAATCTTACTGTAACAGGTGATTTAACAGTTAACGGTACAACTGTAACCTTAGACACAACTAACCTTCTTGTTGAAGATCCAATTATTGTTTTAAACAAAAATAATTCTTCTGCAAATGGCCAAGGTGGTATTGCTATTGAACAAGGTGGATCAACAAGCGATTTAGTTTTTGGTCGCGTTGCTAATGATACTTGGGGTGTTGGTACTAAAGACACAGCAGGCGGTACAGCAACAACAGTTGCTGATATGACATTGACTACTTTCCGTGCTGGAAAGCTTGAAATTGATGGTGCAAGTGATACAATTGACGTGGTTAACTCCGATCTCACAGCAACCGCCGCTGGTAATTTTAAAGTAGATGCTGCTACTGACATCATTCTTGATGCAGATGGTGCTGATATTTTCTTTGATGATGCAGGCACACGTTTTGGTGGCATCAATATGAACGCTGGGGCGAGTTATCTGATTTTATCATCATCAGCTTGTAATAATATTGCTTTTGCTT